ATGACCCCGCTGCAGCGATATATCGCCGAAGAGATCGCCACGGACCATATCGAGGGACTGCTGACGCGGCGGGAGGCCTTTCGGCGGCTCGCCCTGCTGGGCGTGGGCGCCGCCGCTGCCGGCGCGCTGATCTCGGCGTGTGGCACCGGGAACAAGCCGGCCGGGACCCCGGCCCCGAGCACCGCGGGTTCCGCGTCACCCCCGCCCGGCATGGATAAGGTCGTGGTGACAGAGCCGATTACCTGGAGTGGCCCCAACGGAACGTTGCAAGGTGCCTGGGCGACGGCGGCGGAGCCTCGCGGCACGGTATTGGTGATTCACGAGAACAAGGGACTGTATGTAGGTCAAGGACACCTAACCAATACGTTCACACTTGGTTAGGAAGGATTGCCCTCAGCTTTTACGTCTCCCGACGTTCCTTACGTGCGACCGCTCGTGAACTAGGACAAGTCAACTAGCTCGCGTCGGCCTGTGCACTTATCAGCGCTTTGATCAGGCCAGCTCTTGAGTTGTAACGCAATGCTGTCGGTGGCGCGTCCACGTCTGTCAGCTAGCCCACCCGGTCCATCCCGCCTCTACGTGCTCGGGACTTCTCTGGATGTCAACCCCTTGCGCTGGGGTATGCCCTGTGTTGGGCATGCACAGATCATGGCATACGCACCCACGAAAAAACAAGCACTTTCTTTGATTGGATGCGTATTAATCAGATACATGCAGGTAAAAGCAGCATTCTATGTTCACACATGTGAGTACATCATGCGGCGTGTTGGGTGTCTGTCAGGCATAGCTAACGCATATTGCACCATGTCCTTGTGTGCCATACATGGCTATCTACCTGCATATACATGGCACAGGTGGGGGAATGTGGTGCATGTAGGAGGGCGCAGAGTAGTCCCTGTAGTGCATATACGGAGGTAGCTGTGTGTGCTCACCCACCCAAGGTCGCCCTGTCGGGCTAGTGGTGCACATGCACATGGGTATCGCAGCGCAGGCCCATGGCACGCACACGGGGTGCGTATGGGCTACCCGGTATGTGTGGGTGGGTGCAGTGCTGTGACCAGGGTGTATGCGTAGGACATGCCATAAAGGCCCCTAGCTGCCACGTACACGCATCTACGCAGGTCAAGGCCGCAGAGATACAGCAAACCCCCTCTACATGCAGGGCATCCTTACTCCACTAGCGCTAGCTAGCACTACACGCACTGTCCCTACCTGTACCTATGCATGCTCACTAGGGGATATGTGTGCTAGCTACCCATGGGTACGGATATGGGACTACCACGCAGTAACTAACCCACATACATGCAGGTCACACACTATCCATCATCGGGCACAGCTACCCATCAGTACACATACAGGTCAGAGGAGAGGAGAGGTGATGAGAGTCCTACAACCGAAGCCTCAGCTAACAGGACATCCAAGCATTAGCCAGAGAGTGCAAGCAGAGCAGGTGAGAGTGGTGTTGTTGCAGGTCAGGGGTTTGCCTGGGGGAGTACCCCGAGCGCGGCAGCGTCCTGACACCTCTTGCAAATCAGCATCCCTCTCCCCGGGTGGATTTGGCTCGTGTCTTTCATTTTCAATTCGCTGATAAACTAGAAATGCCCAGCAAAGTGCTCGAAAACAGCTGGTCGCACTAATCTAGGAGATCGCTATGCCCTGTTTGCACGGGCCCAATCAAGACTGTGGCCGGGACACGGTAGTCCGGGACATGTGCATGACCCATTACCGTCGCTGGCGCAAGGGTGAGCCACTGGATACCCCTGTCCGTCGCTACCAGCGCTACGGCGTCGGCGCGAAGGGAGAGTGTGTGGTGCTCGAGCGCCAAAAACAAAGGGCCACCCCATTCAATGACGAGGTGGCCCTGCTACACGAGCTGGGTTTGCGCTAGGGGCGTACTTCCTCACGCACCAGGTCGATGGTTGTGTGAAGGTCTAGCACATCTGGGTAAACATCGGTGGCTTCCTGGACATCGTTTGCTGGCCCAGTAACGACACACGGGCCGTTGATTGTGTCTCGAGATTCAGAAGCCGGGTCTAATTTCCACCACAAGTAGGTGGCCGCGTGGTTGATCGGTAGTTTTTCGCGCTTGCTGTGGCTGTTAAACCAGAAGGTCGCAGTAGGGGTGTTCTTAGCCTGTAGGTGACCGCCAACAAGATGGCTGAGACGTTTGATGTCGTTGGGGACTTTATCTATTTGGTAGGACTCATCCTGTCGGATGATCAATATTTCAATTGGCGATGCAGCCATGACCTGAGGGTACCTTGTCGCTGTGTAGGCGGTCTACTTATAGGAGTTCAGGGCACCAGCTAGCCATGGAGATCTTGATGAAGCGGCTGACGGTGTCCCGGTTCCACTCAGGGTGATTCACTTCAACGACATTGCTGACTGACAAAGTGCTCCACCCGTTCTTGTACTCGTAGCAGATCTCCTTGGCCTGCTTGGAGTAGAGATACGTCGGGCCGATCCGACTGATGTGCGAGTAGTCCATGATCGATGCGAAGTCCTCATCGCCTGCCGCATCCGGCTGTGCTGTGGCAGTTGGTGCGAACGCCAGAAATGCGGCACACGCTGCGATCAAGATCTTCATAACGCCGTACGGTATCCCAGCTCTCATAGTGCGCACAGAGAGATAACAGATTCGCACTGATCTTGATTATGATGCCATCCCTCGTGTAGGCAACCCGCTCGGTACTGAGCTTGTAGTGCTAGTCTGCGGAGCAATCTAGGTGACGTCGATCACCTAAAACGGGAGGTTGCGCATGGGTGGAGTACTACAGGCTGATCTTGACGCGTTGGGCAAGTTGGAGCCCAAGGTCAAAGAGATGGTGTGGAACATGTCAGCGAAGATGCCGTCTCGAGGTGCGGCGACTCCGGGGGCAGATCCCGCCATCGCAGCGATGCAGTCATTTGCGAATGACACCCTCTCGGAAGTCCACAAGGCCATTAGTGGCTGGATGGTTGCGGTAGCTGAAGTGTGCGGAGCATTCCAGCATCAGCTTGTCGAGACTGAAGAGCAAGGCGTGCGCTTATTCCGGTCCATACCGACCCCACTGCGCGTGTAGATCATGGCCGGACCAACTAAGAGCTTGATATTAGGTACGGACCCGAACGCATATCACGGCGCGTTGGATGGCGTAGTGCCAGTTGCCGCCATGTTCGAGTCAACCGTTAGTGGCTTTGAGCATGAGATGAATAGACCTGGTGGAACCTATTGGCAGGGTGTGACCGCCGAGGCGGCACAGGGCAATGCCCATTCCGGTTGGAGTTTCACTGCGAAGGTCAAGGATATCGTTGATAAGTACAGCGCCGACGCTACTCCCGTCATTGATCACACCATTATCGAGAACCTAAACAGCGCTAAGCAGATCATCACCAAATGTGAAGAACAAGGCGTGCAGGTATCCGAAGACCTGAAATTGCACTGGACCGCTCCTGCGGGGATGAGTAAGGAATCGGCAGAGGCGAACGCCAAGCGCGTTGAGGAGGCCCAACAGCGGCTTACAGAGCACGCCGATAAGTGGTGGGGTGGGGTCCAGCAGGTCAAGGGGATTGTCGATAAAGCTAAGGGCGAAGTCGGCAATATCCTGAATACGGCGGCAGGCACATTCGATGTCGGGGCAGCGGTAAAAGCGGCTGCGCTTAATCCTGGCTCGATCTCTCAGCAGATCACCACCATCAACGCCGCTCCAATTCCAGAAGATCCAAAGACGTGGGGAGACAAGTTAAAGACCAGTCCGGCCAATGTCGCTGAGCACATACCCGATCAAGAGGTGGCGAAGAAAGACGAGAAGCTAGGGACTACCACTGGTAAGGGTGTCGATAAAGGCGACGATGGAAGACACGAGACAGCCACCGGTACCACGACCAGGGGCAAGTTCGGAAACTTCACGAAGATCGAAGAACCCAAGGGGCCGACTGTTTGGAAAGGCAAGACCGGCGAGCACTCAGACGAGCTGTACAAGAAGGAGTGGAAGGGTCACATCCTGGGCGGCGACTACGAAGCGTCGTCAAGAGTGGGTGCATACGACGCAGGGGCGAGTGCCGAACTCAAGAAGTCTGGCGCTACCGCTGACGAGCATGCAGGGGCTTACGCGATCAATAACCAGGGCAATATCCACTGGGATCTAGGCAATAACGGAAGTGCCGGTCGAATAGAGGCCAAGATACACGGCAATGCAGGTGTCGAAGAGTACGGCAACTCGGGAGCAACAGGGAATAGCGGCTTCACAGTTGGCGGTGGAGGAAATGCTGGCCTGACTGGCGGGCAAGAGCTGAGCTATCACAGCGAACCACTCGACGCAAAAGTCGGTATGGACGAGTACGTGGGAGCGGGAGCTGGTGCCCACCTCACATTCGCCGAGACTCAAGACCATAAATGGAAGGTTGGCGGCAGTTGGGGCTATGGGTGGGGCCTTGGAGTTAAGCCTGGTTTTGAGGTGACCGTAGACCCGGTGGAGGTAGGTAAGAAGGTGGCAGGGCTGTGGAACTGGGTCACGGACTGAGATGCCTACATACAGGATCAAGGTCAACGGTGCTCCACCGAACGGCTGGACTCCAATACCTCCAGACGACCCACACGCTGTCGCTGTGTACCTCCGCGATCCAGCGGCCCTATCTCCGCGCATCGTAGTTAGAGAGCGGTTCGTCAACGGGCCGAGCTTGGATCTGGAAAAGTACGCGAGCCGCGACGCGGAGCAGCTGAACGCGAAAGTATCACGCGCAGAGTACATCTCGTACGGACCTGTCCCACAGTACGGGCAAGACCTAGAGTTCATAGAAGGCTACGCGATGGTTCGTGGCTCTCGGTTGTACACCACAGTGGACACAGCAGATGGACGGTCCTACATTCTGGAGCTGCTATTCAGCTGTCCACACGCCCAGTATGATCTAGTGAAACTTGAGTTCGGGGCATTTCTGAAGACTTTGGAGGTGGTGAATGGTGAAGCGTAGCTTGGCAATTGGCGCTGCACTCCTGGCTGTAACCCTTTCGGGCTGCCAGGTGAGGTTCTTCTCAAACTCCGATAAAGAGCAGACCAACCAGACCCCCCAGCTTACCCAGGCGGGACTAGAGCAGGCCCTCGCGGACGCGGTTAAAGAGAAGCAAGGCTACGTCTTGCAGAGCGTGGGTTGCGAAGGGCCGCTTAAGGGCGAGGTGGGAGCAACCCAGAAGTGCAAGATTATTGACGACGAAGGCGTCCACTACGACGTATTGGTAACAACGAAGTCGGTCAACGGGGACGGCAACATCAAGTTCAACTACGCTCCAACTCAGACGTCCAACTTGCCGTCGTGAAGACGATAGTCGGGTCGGTGTTGGTGGTTGGCACTGTCGTGCTCACTGGCTGTTCGGGGAGCATTCATTTCGGCCGCGACCGGAGTATCGACAGATTTCGTCTGGCGGATAGGGTTTCGGACACTCTTCGCCACAAGACCAGCGCGTGGCCTACCTCGACTAGGTGCGACGGATCTTTAAGTGGGGAGAAGGGCGCTACGCAGCGGTGCTGGATCACCGACCGTGAAGGTGTCCTATGGGGAGTGACAACCACGGTGACCTCGCTGGACGACCGGGGGATCTACTTCGATGTGGACGTGGACGCTAAACCTGCCGACAAGAGTCAGTAGCTGTACGATCGAAACGCAGCTGGGCGGCGACTACATAATTCACCCCCGATTTGTGTCCTTACACTGCCCAGCTGCTCCCGGTCAGCGCTTGTATCGCGCCCTGAAACCCTCCGGGCAGGCCACCTGAAACATGCCAGGCGGAAGCCACAAAGTCATCGTTACCCGAGACATCTCGTTAGAGCTGGTGGCCTCTACCTTCACCACCCCTATCCAGTGCAGGTCGTGGGTGCGGATCCAGGCGATCTGGTGGCCCATTTCCCATTCATTCAGGTATAGCCCTTCTGAGCGGATGGTCAGGTTGCGGTTGCGGACGAATCCGCCGATGCAGCCTGGAAGGGCTTTGCGCATGTCCACGTAGACGCGCCGGTAGACGCGTTTGAGGGTGGGGAAGTTGGGGTTACTTGCCCATTACTCGAACACCTGTTCGAGTATATGCACCGACTATGGGCGGCGTCGATAGCCCCCGCATAGAACGTTCCGCACACCATCCGGTGCAGCCGTTCATGATTGCCTCCCAAAGGGATTCAGGCGGACGCGCATGTATGGCCGTCGATCCAATCATTGCCGCAAGTGCCGCAGTGCCACTCCGTAGAGATGAGACCGCTCAACATGGTGCCGGTCCAGTTGGCGGGATTGAAGTTCGGATCAACGGTCGGATCATCCGGAACAAAATTGCGACGCCCAGCGGGGTCATCTGGGACTTCTCTCATACCTCAATTATCCTCCGTTTCAGGACAAGTCGCGGAGTCTAGAGCTGGGTCAGGATGGTCCGCAAGTCGGTAGCCAGCGCGGGATTATCCTCAGCGCAAGAATCCGCATAGGCAGACAGGGCCGTTCGCGCGTGCCGGTCCTTCTCGTATTCGAGAATGAAGCACGGACCCATAGGCTTACCGTCCGTCCGCTCCACCAGGTACTTGATGTACACGCCTCGGTTGTCGCTCATAGCCCAGCCTCCTTCATCTTCTGGCCGCGCTTAGCGAGCCCTTTGAGTACGTCGTACCACCAGCCGGTGTCGTCCTGCTGGAGTGCCCATTCGGCCTTCTCGCCCCACTGCTCAATCTCAGTGCGCAGCTGTATCACTCGTTGGTTCAGCTGGCACTCAGTCTCAATGCTCATCGTTTCCCCTTAGGCTTGTCTTCGACCCAATACCAGGTGGAACCGGAGCGGGCCAGATACCCGGTGGGCCTATCCGAAGTAGTCTTAGATGTCATAGAACAAATCCCCGACATCAAGGAGTGCCTTCTCGATGTCCTTGAGCGCCTGATAGGCGGGGTGATCATTTCCCGTGTGGTAGCGAGCTTTCTGGGTGGCATTGAGGGCCTCATTTATCAACTTGATGCGGTCAGATTTGCCTAGCGGAATACCCATTACTCAATTATCCTCCGAATCAAGGCAGGTCGCGGTGTCTAGAAGCCGCACCAATGCGCATTTTCAGGCTCACCGCAGTAGGTTTTGTCTGTTCCGTCTGAGCGATAGGTGCACTCGTCATCGTCTGGATGCCCTGCGACGGGTTCGAAAAGGTGGTCACGAATTTTGGCGCTCATAATCCAGTCTCCTTCATCTTCAATGGATCGCTCATTCCTCCCAGTCGTGCCACTGGAAGCATGCGTAGTAGATGACGAGGATTCCCGCCGCTAGGAACACCCATCCGGCAGCGCTCATTCGGTCACCTCATCGGCTGCCCGCAAATACCCCTCAACTAAGAATCCCGGTAGGTCCCCGTGGTCCAAGGCGAATAGGTCGTAGTTCCGCATGTACTCGGAGGTGTCGATAAAGCCTTGTTCAACGATCCATTTCGCAAAATCCAAGAGGCTGTACTTTTTCATTCGGTCACCTCGGCTACCGGGTAGCCCGCTTCCGCAAGGGCGTCCAGAAGATGCCGCCCCTGGCGATTCGGATGATCCGACCACCCGCATAGACACTTCGGCCACTCGACATAGCAGCTTCCGCCACGATGACTGAACTTGGTAATTCCAGAGAATTGATGTTTAGCCAGGATCTCCTGCATGCTCATTCGGTCACCGTCCAGCCAGACGACCAGCGCGACCCGAGAGTGGTGCCCTCATGGTCCGCCACATCAACCTCGGCTAGCTCCCGAGCACTCTTGTTGGGGTGGAAGTTCCACTTTTCGTGCCATGGGGTTAGGTATGAGTCATCTGGCCAAACAGCCGCCCATGCCCGGTCGAGTCCTCCAAGGGCTTTATCCACCTCGGCGGCGAGAACTTCGCCCATATGCCTTGCGTACCAAGAATCACTGGGGAGCTTCACATTCTTGCCGCATGTGCAGTTCTTGCCGATCACTCGGTGTCTATACAGCAGCGGTGATACCACTTCCGCTATGAGCTTCTGTGCGTCCGAAGGTTCGTCACTCATCGGATCTTCCCCAGCAGAAGACTACGTTTTTCATTTGAGCACCGGCTCTCCGTTGACCATTGGAACGAGAACATCCAGGGGCTTACCCTTGCGCGAGGCGCAGTCTGGGTCATCATGTCCGCCGTAGCAGACCTCATGGCAAAGGCAGTGGCAGACGATTCCGTGACATGTCGGCGTTCCGCTTCCATTCTTGAATCGGCGCTTGGTGCGACTCATAGTCCTAGTTCCTCTGTCACAGGACAATCACGGATACAGGGAAGGCCCCTGGTGTGTGCTCAGTTACATCAATCCAGGTGAATCCCCACTCTGGGGCGGGGTCCATGGTTACCGCCCACAGATGCCTTATACCCACTCCGTCGATGTCCACCTCATTGGGATCGACTCCACCGATTTCGATGCAGTATTCCCTTAACTGCCTTACGAATTCGCCATCCTGGTCATGCCCGTAGGCGTAGTACATGTCACCGTTCTCATCCTCGGTGAACATGTAGCGATGCTTCTCGTCGTACTGTGTTTCGAAATCTTCCGGGGTGAGTGGCGGATAGACGTGTGTAGTTGTCATTGGTTCAACTCCTCTGTTGCGAAAATCAAGGGGGCCAGCTCTCGGAGTAGATCCAGCTGAGGGTTGCCGAATGCTGACTTGGAGTAGTCGGCCCATCCGACCTCAAACCACTCCCGTATCGGTTTCAAAGCCTCACGGGCAGCGGAGATACGGCCCCGAAGATCTTGTTGAGTGGGTAGTGGAACTCGGCCACTTGCCACCCACGCCCTACGTGCCGCCTCTACTGCTGGATCGGTCATGTTCCCGGCACCGCCGTAACACCATCTACCGACTCCGCGCCGCAGGCACACCGCCAGTGTTCGTAATACTCATCCCACGGGTCATACCTACTGTCGAACCGGTGCCACCCGTGCGTTGTTTCGTGGTCGTATCCGTCCCAGTTCATAGTCCTAGTTCCTCACTTGGATAGACCCGTTTAGCGGTCTCACAGGGCCAGACCTGGCCGCAATCGACGCAAAACTTCTTCCGTCGATGCGCCACATAGGTTGGCCGGTGTAGTTCCTGTACCGACTTAGCCATCTCACGGGCACCGGCTTCGGCGTTCTGACTGGGCCAACACGAGAGTTGATCGTTGTCCCACGCCCGTTGTACCGCTTCGGCTACAGGGTCACTCATCGCCAGGTCCAATCGTGTCCGGGTAGTGGTTGAATGCCCCATCGCCCGACCAGAATCCGTCGGCGTCGGCGGTGCACACCTCGACGTACGAGTCATAAGAGGATGTGCTTGGGACTGTCCGGCGCCACGTGTATCCGTGCACGCCGTCTTCATCCCATGCCCCGGCAAATCGGTATCGAGGTTTGTGGTCGCTCATTCGAACCTCGATCGCAGTATGTCCAGATCTATACGAGCGGCCGTGATCTTGAGTTCGGCGGCTCTTCGCTGTGTGAAGGTCTTGGCCGAAAGCACCAATACGCCAGCGTCGAACAACATTTGGTCGATCTTGTCTATCCGGTCCGTTACTTCACTCATCTCATCGCCCCGCCTTTTCTAGCTTGGTCGCGATGGCTTTCAATGTCCCGGTGAGTTTGGGTACGCCGCATCCGTTCTCATCCCAGTCTCGGGCGGCATCTCGATACGCTTTGGATTCGATATCGAACTCTGAACTGAAATCAGGATCTTCGCCGGGTTCGATCCACCACCATCGCCAACGGTTGCCGTCGTGGGCGATTCTGTAGCCACAGGTGTCGTCGTTATATGGCCCGTACAGCTTCATCATCTTCCACCTGCCGCGAATGCTGCTATAGCCTCAGCACCAGAGGGGAAATCAGCGACAAAGCCGAATTCATCGTCATCGCCCAGCTTGTAAACATTCCAGATAGTGGGTGCGTCCCAAGGCTCTTTGACAATCCACCAGCGGGGCCGCTTCTTGTTGCTCATAGCTTCACCGCGTCAAGTATCTCGTCTGCCATGACTACGTCTTCATCGGTCGGATGGGGACATCATTCTTCGCGGCCCACTCGCGCATTGCGTCCTCAGCGGCCTGCATCTTCTCCAGCGCGCAGTTCAGTCGGCCATCACCACGCTTGCCGGTGAGAAGCCTTGCAATGGAAGATCGTTGGATCTCGAGATTCGTGATCGCGGTGCGGAGTACAACCTCCTTGGCCCGCTTATCGATCTGTGTCACTGACCGTGTCCTCCATATCTTGGATATACGCCTTGCATTCGCCTTGTGTCTCAGCTGCGTAGACGACTTTCAGGGCTTCACCCCGGGCTGTGCGCACAAAGGCCCGCCAGAACTTGGGGGTGAACTCTGTAGTCTTCTTCTTCCGTCGAATGACGTAGAGAACATTCTCGTCCCGAGTGGGAATCGCGTAGTAGACGCTGTACCCAGGATTGTCATTGGATGCGTTGACCCATTTCAGCATTCGATTCCCCAGTGCTTCTTGAGCCAAGCACCCAGGTTGGCAGCTGCAATGGCTTCTTCCCTCATGCCACGCATAGCGCAATGCACGGTGCTCAGAAGTGCGTCCTCGCTGTAGACGTGGAGAATGTCGACTTCTTCCTGCAGGGTTGATTTGCCCTCGGGGGTCAGGAGTTCTACAAGGAGCCCGCAAGGGCCGCATAGCGTGACGCGCCATTCCCATCCAACAAACGGAACCGGTGGCCGATCAGTGTTGACGCTCATGACTCCACCAACTCGTATGTCCGCTCGAAGATTTCAGGTTTGCAGGGGTAGAATTCACCGCCAACACCAAGGATCACGTAGTCGAATGGCGAGATCTCCATATCACCCTCAAGGGTGCTGATCTCGAACGATCCCCAGTCCTCACCGTCAGGCCCAGGTGCACCACTCAAGGACTCATCGCGGTATGCCGTGCCGTCATTCGCTTCAATCCACTCAAAGATGTCATCAGCGAAGTTCTCTGCGGACCACTGCATTGCCTCGATAACGAGTGGCCTTTTCCGGTATCTCTGTAGTGCGCTCATGACCAGCTCACCGCCACTTGGGGGAGGAGCTCGGGCCACAAGCCCTCACCAATCACACCTTCGTCGGGGATCGTCACCGTAAGAATGCGAACATCTCCTTCAACGGACTCGGCGTAGTTCTTAGCTACGCCCTTTTTTGTGTATGAACGACTGTTGCCAGAATTGCCAAGCCCCAGAGAGGGTTTACCGTTCTCAAACTTGACAAGAAGATGCACTTGCGCGCTCATGAGAACACCGGCACAGGGTAGAACGGACCGTCTGGCCAGCCGTCATCGTCAATGGTGGCCAGAAGCTCTGGGAAGCCATCAACCCAGGTGAGCGTGCACCAATTCCTCTCGGACTTCAGGTACACCCACACTGTGCCTTCACGGTCCACCCAGATGTACTTACGGTGGCGCTTCCTGAGCCGTTTCACGGGCTTCAACATCTCAATCCCTTCCTTCGTGTGCTTAAAGCATATGAACGCCAAAGTGGTTCATGTGGGTAGATGAAGGCTTACCTATGGAGTTTGCTGATACACTTGTAACAGGAGGTACAGCTGGTGATCGCTCCGTCAATTAGCTTCGATGACAAGGCAACAAAGCCTCTGTGGAGCGACCTGACGCTCGAAGAAGTTCGTGCACTCATCCGAAATGACGTAGCCGAGCTAAACCACTACCTCGACCTACAGGCGCAGGACGCAGCCCTTTGCGCGGACGGAAACCGTCAGCCCAACTATCGCTTGCGGACCTACATCAAGGCCTGGGAATACGCACAGGACGCGCATTGGTCCTGGTACAGGAAGATTCGCGATGCCCGAACCACAGCAGCCCAAGGGGCTCAAGGACTGGGGTAAGCATCTATGGGACGGCGTTACTGCAGGGTCAACACTGGATCCAGCCGGATACGTCCTTCTCGGTGAGGCATGCCGTACCGCTGACATCATTGAACGACTCAGCGGGGCATTGGCTTCAGGCTCGTCGGAGTGGATCCGTCTAGCTGAGGATGCTGAATACACAGCGCCTGACGCTGTTGAAATCAAGATCGTTGTGAATCCCCTTCTGGGTGAGATCCGCCAGCAGCGGCTCGCTCTGCGTCAGCTGTTGGCGCAACTGAAACTCGGAAATTCCGAGGCTAATTCGGGAGAAGTTGACGACCCCATCGCAAAGATGATGGCGGAGTTCGCTTTACCGGACTGAGTATGTAGACAAGGACGGTTGGGCCCTCAGTGGTTGCAACTGGTGAAGTCCGCATTGGTGATCAGATTCCACCCAACTACTGGGTTCCAGAGTATGTCCGATCACGCGGCGACAAAGCTATCGCATTCCTGAACGCCATTGGATACCACTTGGATCCGTGGCAGCAGTTGATCCTTCGTGACCTTCTAGGTGAACGCGAGGATCGCAAATGGGCTGCGCTAGAAGCGGTTCTGCTCATTCCCCGACAAAATGGCAAGACGGCGATCACCGAAGCATTGGAGATCGTCCACCTGTTCCTATTCGGAACACGACTGATCATCCACACCGCCCACCTCTTCGATACGGCCTACGAGTCGTACCTGCGCATGGTGGACATCATTGAGGGCTGTCCTGCTCTCGATAAGTACGTTCGATCGAAGCCTTCCGCCAACGGCAAGGTTGGCATCATCCTGAATAACGGTGCGCGCCTGCTCTATAAGGCTCGCGGCACCGGCCAGGGTCGAGGCTTCTCGGGCGATCTAGTTGTGCTGGATGAGGCATACGACCTCGATCCCGACATGGTCGCGGCGTTGATTCCCGCATTGTCGGCGCGTAAGAACCCCCAGGTTATCTACACCTCCTCTACGGGTAACGAGGACTCAGCTGTCCTTATCAAGGCTCGTGAGCGTGGTATGGACCATCATCCGCGCATTGCCCTGTTCGAATGGTGTGCGGACGCTGGCTGCAAGCTCGATGACATCGAGCAGTGGTACAAGTCGAACCCCGCGTTGGGAATCCGCCTCACCGAGGAGTGGATTGCGAACGTTGAGCGCGGCTCGATGGACGACAAGAAGTTCGCCCGTGAGCGTCTCGGCCTGTGGCACGACAACTCGATCAAGTCTCCTATCGATGCCGAGCTCTGGAAGTCGCGTTGCCGCTGTGCCGGTTTCGTTCATTCCGAGCATTCCGAGCTTGGTGTCTCCAAGATCACCTCACGCATCGTCCTTGCTGTTGATGCCGCACCAGATCGCTCCAATGCCACTATCGGCCTGGCTGGCTACACAGCTGACGGCAAGAAGCAGGTTGAGGTCGAGTCGAGCGAGCGCGGCATCTCCTGGTGTGTTGAGGCGATTGATCAGATCTACAAGGCGAAGAATTCGCCTACGCCACTTGCTGTTTGCATTCAGTCAGGAGCACGCGCGGGTGCACTGATTCCTGAGCTTGAAGCCCTTGGCATCGAAGTAATTCCGTTCGGCACTAAGGAGATTATTGCCGCGACTGGGTTCTTCTATGACTCGGTTGAGGATGGCTCCCTTATCCACCTTGGCGATCCCACGATCACTGTCGGTTTGGCCGGGGCCCGCAAATACAACCTCGGCGGCAAAGTCAGCAACGCCATTGACGAGGGCGAATACAACGGCTGGGGCTGGTCCCGGGCCGATACCACTGTCGACATCACCGGAGTCTGCGCCATCTCCTACGCCCTATGGGGACTGAACATGCTGCGTTCCAAGGCGATTGTCGAAAAGAAGCACTACGAGGGTAAGCCTCGTGGGGGAGGACTTTGGTGAGCGTCTACCAGAGCGACGTCTACTACCAGTCAGACGTATACGCACCCGAATTCTGCCCTGCACCAGTCGATCTGCCAGATCCCTCACTGTCGGGCAAGGCGCTGGAAACCTTCATCACCAAGAAGGTGTTTCCCGCATTCGAGCTCGAGCGTGGCCGACTTGCCCACCTTGAATCCTGGGGTGCTGGTAAGCAGCCGTCTGTACGGCCACTGAAGCGCAACACTGAGCGCGCGGTGCTACAGCGGATGGCTCGCACTCCATGGATCCCGGTGATGATCTCCACCTTCGCCCAGCAGATGATCGTTGACGGTTATCGCAAGGAAGGCGAGACGGAGAACTCTGAGGGATGGAAGTCCTGGGTTCGCAACAAGATGACCGCGCAGCAGATCTCCCTGAACCGCGCTGTGATGACCTACGGATACGCCTACGTTCGCGTCACCGAAGGTGTTGATGAGACCAGCAAGGTCATGGCGATCATGCGCGCCGTCGACCCTATGGATTGCTTCGCTCTTTACGACGATCCGTACGCTGACGAGTACCCCCAGTTCGTTCTGGAGAAGCTTCCTCAGAAGGGCAAGTACCGCTGGTGGCTTCCCAATGGTGACTTCATCCCATTGACTTTCGATAAGGGCAAGTTCGGTGCAGGCACGCTCGAGAACACCAAGTACGGCACGCCACCGTTCGTCCGCTACGTCAACCAGATCGACCTGCGTGGTCGCTGCTGGGGAGATGTGGAGTCGGTAATTGATCTCGCGGCCCGCATTGACAAGACGGTGTTCGACCGCCTCCTGGTTCAGCACTTCAACAGTTTCAAGGTTCGTTGGGCTACCGGTCTAGAACAGCCAGATACCTCGGATGAGGTCGAAGAGACCAAGATCCGCATTGGGCACGAGGACATCCTCATCTCCTCGGAGGCGCAGGCCCGGTTTGGCACCCTTGATGAGACCTCAATGGACGGCTTTATTGCCGCCTACAAGGCTGATCTAGAGACTTTCGCGGCAGTCATGCAGCTGCCGCCCAACCTGCTCGGCCAGGTCGTGAATGTGGCTGCTGACGCACTCGATGGTGCTCGTAAGCAGACCTACCAGCGTCTGTTCGAGAAGCAGACCGTCATGGGTGAGTCGCACGCCCAGGTGCTCCGTCTTGCCGCCCTGATTGAGGGCCGCGAGGAGGATGCATCTGACTTCTTTGCACGCGTCCACTGGCAGGACGTCGAGGTTCGCTCGCTGGCTCAGTTCGCTGACGCGTGGGGCAAGATCTGCTCGCAGCTCGGTGTTCCGAAGATCGCCGCATGGCACCGCATCCCTGGTGTTGAGCAGACCGAGGTCGAGGCCTGGGAGAAGAAGGCACTTGATGACGATCCGCTCACAACGTACTTGCGCGAGGTTGTGGGTGTAACCACCACTTCGGTAGGCGTTGACTCGAAGACTGGCAAGCCAGAGCCTCCACCGGCAGCGCCGAATCCAGGTGGCCCGGGTGGCGGTGGGCCCAACAACCCCACCAACCAGAGGCCGCTGAATAACAAGACCGGCGTCTCGCGGGGAATGGCTACTAAGTGACCGCGCCCCAGGAGCAGGGGAGTGGACTGAAGGCCCTTGAGGCATACATCGCCTATCGCACGCTGAAGCACAGCGAGGACCAGGACTCCATCGCGGCAGGGCTGGCTTTGAAGCTCTACCCAATCTGGCTGATACAGCGATTCGATGAGCTCGACAGGACCACGCCCCTCTGGGTGAGCTCAGCGCTCCCGCTAGTGAAGACCGCCTACCTGCAGTCTCAGAGGGCCGCAGCTGTGTTCGCGAGTGACGTTCGCAACGCGACACTGTCGACTGAGGACTTCCTGCCTATGGATGTGCCAGTCGTAGAGGTTCCAAGCAACATCTCGCCATTGCGGTTTTCGGACAGCCTGATTCCTTCCGTGTCACTGGAACATCAGCCTCTGGTTGAGTTCGATCCCTTTCCTGAAAAGGATGTCGCCACATCGCTGGTGATCAACGGCAACTACGAGATCAAGGCTTCGATGCCGGGTCCTCAAGAGGATCTGATGTACAGCGGGTTGTCTAACTCTTCGGGTGCCGCGATCCGCCAGGCGATGAACGGTGGGCGGAATGTCACAGGCAACGTGGTGTACACCGATCGCAAGATCATCGGCTATGCACGCGTGACCGATGGCAACCCCTGTTGGTTCTGCGCCCTATTGGCAAGTAGGGGAGCGGTTTTCCGAAAGAGTTCGTTCAAGGGTGGCCGAGCTAATCCTTGGAACGGATCCCTAACCAAGGGAGACCAGGACTTCATCGCACCGAAGGATGGACCAGAGTTGCCCGAAGGCTTCTCGAATGTCGCCAAGGTGCACAACCACTGCCGCTGCCAATTGCGTCCGGTCTATGCGCGCGAGAAGTCGTTCGGACAGAAGCACGAAGCGATCCGCGACGAAGAGGCTCAGTTCTATTTCGATCAGTGGGACAAGGTTTCCCGCGAATGGTACTGGCTATCAAACAAAGATCAGGCCGCGAAGTTCCGCGAGCAGTACACCCCTTTCAAGCGCACCACACCCGATCTAGGCATGGTGCGCAAAGAACTTGAGAGCCGATCGCGAGCTCTCCTCGGCGCAGGATTCAGCCGTAATTCTCCCCAGGTGGAGTGGGCGAACACGCGCCTTTCGCAACTGGCTGCGTAGCCAGGACGGTTTCACGAACGACCGAAAACGGTTCGGAGAGAAGAGAATGCAGTGAGCGAATCACTGATGCCCATTCACCCAACCACCGGCCTTCAGGCTATTGGTTTCACCTCGCGCGGCCCTATCTGGCCCATCATGGGCGGGTCTGAGGATGCTGGGAATGACGCTGGGGCAGGCGACGATTCCGGCAATGACGGAGCGGATATCACCCCTCCTGCGGCAAACAACTGGTGGAGCTTCGAGAGCAAGGAAGCCGCTACCGAGTGGGGAAACAAGCTGGTCACTGACCGCCTCGCGCGTGATCGTAAGAACAAGCTCGATCCCCTTACCGCTGAGCGTGATACACTAAAGGCAGAGGTAGAGCGCCTCAAGCAGTTTGAGGCAGCCGGTCAGACCGACGCGCAGCGTTGGGAGGCTGAAAAGGCCACTCTGGCAAATGAGCTTCAGCAGCTCCGCGAATTCAAAGCATCTACCGATCGCAACAATCTCGCGCGTGAGATCGCCGAAGAGATTGGACTTCCAGTCCGATTCGCCTCCCGCATCACGGGAGATGACGAAGATGCGATGCGTGCCGACGCACAAGAACTACTCGACGTCCTGAGTGAGGGCGGGTCAAACACCAAGAAGACGCCTGCGCAGAAGGCTCCGAAAGATACTGCGCCACAGGGCGATGGACCTCGTAAGGGTCAGAGTGGTGGAGGCGGGTCCAGTGAGGACTCGGACGAGGCGATGACCGCATCGATCCTCGATCAGATCAAGCAGGACCGCGAGCGCGGTGGGCTCACCACTCGGCGCTAACCCGGTTTCCCTTTAATCCAAGGACATTTCGTAGCTTATGGCTAACGCATTCCTGAAGCCGACCGTGATCATTAACACGATCCTCGGCATGCTGCAGTCGGAACTTGTTCTCCCACACTTCGTGTGGAAGGACGGTTTGGGTGACTTCGGTGGCAAGTACAACGACACGATCACCATCCGTATCCCGCAGCCAACTATCGCTCACACGCGCAAGCTTCGCGCGACTGGGCAGGACCGTCTTATGCAGGTCAGCGACCTGACTGAGACTTCGGTCGATGTCCGTCTGACCGATGTGGTGTACAACCTGATCGCTCTGACTGACGAGGAGCGCGAGCTCGACGTCCACAGTTTTGGCGTCGACGTCCTGCCACGTCAGGTCCGCTCTGTCAGCGAGAAGCTCGAGGCCGGTGTCGCGGCCACCATCGTTGACGCCCCATACCAGCAGGTGCACACCGCTGCCGTGGATGCGATCTACAACGCGGTGATCCACGCCCGTCGTCAGCTTAATGACGCTTTCGTTCCCCGTGAGGGACGCGTCCTTCTTGTCGGATCGGCTGTCGAAGAGGCCCTGCTTCTTGACGACCGTTTCGTGCGCTACGACTCGGCGGGACAGGCTGGTGCTGACCGCCTGACCAACGCCCGTATCGGTCGTCTGGCCGGATATGACGTGGTTGTGGTGGACACCATCCCTCACGGTGCGGCGTTCCTGTTCCACCCAACTGCCTTCGTGCTGGTTACCCGCGCACCTGGTAAGCCGTTCTCCAACAACGTCGCTGTGTCGACTGTTGGTTCCGAGAATGGAATTGGCCTGCGTTGGCTGGGTGACTACGACTCGCAGATCACTACTGACCGTTCGTTGGTCGACACCTGGGCCGGATACAAGGCCGTGGTTGATCCCGATCCCGGGTTTGTCCGCGCAGCTCGTATCCAGCTAGCCGCAACGTCGGTTGCCATCGGCAACAAGGGCGACGTGGCTGTAGGTGCGACTCGCGCGCTCTCGTTGGTTGATTCCAACCTGGACAACCGTGCCGGTGACTCGATGGTCACTTGGGTCTCGGACACCCCCGCCAAGGCGACCGTTGACGCGAACGGCGTCGTGACTGGTGTGGCAGCAGGTACCGCCAAGATCACCGCGACTATCGGTTCGGTTACGGACAACTACACCATCACTGTCGCCTGATCGGGAGGCAAGATGGCCGACGATTTTCCCGACCAGCTTGCCACCGCAGATGAGCTAGCCACCTGGATGGGCGTCGTCTTCGATGACGACGACAAGGCCCGCGCGAGGTTCATCCTCCGTGTGGCCTCCGGGTGGGCTCGAATGATCTCGGGCAAGCTCTGGCCGGATCGTGACACGGTTTCCGTCACAGTTCGCGGCATTGTCGCCGCTGCTGCGCGCAGGGAGTTCGAAAACCCCCGCCACGTCACCTACGAGGTCAAGGGCCCCGAGTCCGCTTCGTACGACCGTCTTGCATACCCGAACGGGTTCTTTACAGACGCTGAGAAGGCCTTTCTCCAGAAGTACCGCCCTAGCGGACAGCTCTGGGTGCAGGGGACTTGTCGAGATGACATGGACATGGTTCTCGGCTACGTGCGAATCCTCGGTTTCGACAAGCCACTTCCTTATTTCAACCCTTGGGATCCGGGGTGGATGGAGAGCGAGCATCTGTGATTCGGCGCGGCTCGCTGTCAGCGAAGGTCTACCGGGCAGTACATAGCCGTGATGAGCACGGAGACCCGATTGACGAGCACGGCAACGTTATTCGCCTTGAAGGCGACGATGGGTGTATCGGAACCGTCTATGGATTGATCATGGGTGGACAGGCTCCATTCTCCTCCCTGGATCGCCAAGAGTCTTCGAATACCACTGGCCAGATTGGGATCCCGAACAAGAACGCCATCAAGGTCAAGTTCGGTGACCGTCTAGTGATCAATGAAATGAAGTACAAGGTCACTTCGACTGGCATGTGGGACTACCCCCAGCTGATGACCGGTACCCCACCTGAATACCACTGGGTAACTGTAGATGCCACCATCAACTGACGCTGACAAGGGCTACCCGCTCGAACGTCACGCAGAGGGTGGGCTTGCCTACTTTTACAAGGATCCGAACCCGGCTCTCGCGCAAATCCTTGTAGGGACGCGACTTCACGCGCTAACCGGCGAGTACACCGCCAAGGTCGCCGTCAACTACGTGACCAGTCTCGAGGCCCGACCCAAGCAGCAGAGCGACCGTCACCCGGGCGCGATGGCTGGTGCTGTTTCTGCCGAAGTGTTCATTGGTGGATACAAGACTGACCGCTGGATTGGCCAAATCACTGTTGGAGTGCGTTACGCGCTCGCAGATGAGATGGGTCGTAAGAACCCATCTGAGGGCCAGCACGGATCCATCTATCAGGGTTCGGGAGCGCTTCGCTCAGCCCTCTACGCAGAATTGCCGCCTCTATGACCATGTTGGAACTTCCCGACTGGTACGAGGACGATGATACCGACGCGGAAGTGCTTGTTATGAGCTATCTTTCGCGGCTCCTTGGAGACAAGGTCAAAGTATGCACTTGGCTTCCGCCAGGTTGGTACAGCCTTTCTCCAGGTGAGGAAGTTGGTGGTACGCAGCCCACTCTGCGGGTATGGCGACAGCCTGGACGGTTTGATCCCTCACTTCGCATGGATCAGGCAGTGATCCAGATCGCCGCTATTACGCCGACTCGCAAAGAGTCTTGGAAACTAATCCGTTTCGTCCGTCGAATGATGGATGACGAAGTGGTGACGGGACTTCCGATCACCCTGCCAGATGGCGATACAACCACGATCCGCAAGTCGGAGGAGTGGCTCGGTCCACAGCTCGTACCTGAGGAGTACGTGGACGAGAAGTTCATCCCCATCTCCTTCAAGATCTCGCTCCGCGAGCCCGAAGGGCTGCCGAAGTACCGGCAGATCATCAAATCGCTTCCCTAACAAGGACATCTCTAGCTCATGGCTGATTTTGAGACCATTCGCGACGCGAACAACGATCTCATCCGTGCGAACATGCACTTCGCGATCCTGTTCGATGACATGGATAACCCCGCTGTCGCGACTCTCGAGGATCTAGTTACCGGCGACCTTGACGTGCCCGCGACCGCCGAGTCTGCAGGCATGATCGAGAAGAAGGCCGGTGTCTCGATCACCCACAACATCGATTCGACTGACATCGAGTCCTACGGTGACGCGGAGCCTGCGCGCACCATCATCTCCAAGCGCACCGTTCAGTTCGAGGCCGAGTTCCTTGAGACCAAGAAGGTTGTGCTGGAGAAGTTCTGGGGAACTGTCTTCGACAGCACTAACCTCGAGGTTTCGCCCGGTGGTGGTGTGACCCTGAAGGCTCCCACGCTGCCGCGCAATATCTTCTACCGCGCCTACCTGGTGGCCAGCGATGACGTGAACGGTGAGGACCTCTTCGCCTACTACATCATGCCGCGTACCAAGCTGGTGAAGGTCGACAACCAGGACAGCAAGGACGATGGAGCAGTCACCTACAAGATGACGTTCCAGGCCTTCCGCGACAAGGAAATGGGCTTCTCGGTCCTTCAGGGTTGGTGCGGACCTGGCTGGCTACGCCTGGTTGATAAGACCGGCTTCGTGGCTCCGATCGCTTCGATCACTGCGACTCCTTCGACTGCGACTGTGGCCGTGGCTGCCAACTCGCAGATCACCGTGACCGGTGATAACGGGATCAACTACACCCCGATCGCCAAGTACACCAGCTCGGCACCTACCAAGGCGTCGGTTGATAAGCACGGCAAGGTCACTGGTGTCGCAACCGGTAGCGCAACTATTACCGCGACCTACCAGGGCAAGACCTCGACGGTGAGTATCACCGTCAGCTAATCCTGGCAATTCAATGACTTTCCCCGGCCCTGCGGCAGCGCTGCGGGGCTGGGGATTACCTCTGTAACAACCACTTTCGATAGGAGCAGATCAAGTGGCTACTGCAAAGAACACCGATTCAGTCTGGGAGAAGCTCCAGACTGAAAATGCTATCCCTCCGCTGGAGTTCCAGGGACTAAAGTTCCTTGAGCCAACTCAGGCGCAGGTGAACGCGTGGCGTTCCGCCCCAACGATTGAGGCCGGTGAGCGCGCCTTGTTCGGTGATCTGTACGACGCCGTCCACGAGCTGTTCGACCCGCTGCCAAAGCACGTGTGGGAGAACTTCAACACCCTCTACCTGCGCCACTTCTTCGGAGCGCCGGGTGATGAGGGCCTAAAAGACTAATCACGATCGTTGACCGTTACTGGTCAGCGATCTGCTGGGATTGCCAGCACCTTCTTCATTTTTCTGCATACGAGTACTTCCAGTGGGAGCCGGTTGGCGATGGCCGATGGCGACGCAAGCGGCCCATTGATGAGCTACTCGGATTCTTTGACACCCTGATGAATATCCAGGGCACTCTGACCAATGAGGCTGTTCTCAACGACCCGGAAACTATCGAATGGATGGGGTCTCGTAAGGACAGCGATGACGGTCCCAACAAGGTACGCATCTTCGGGCACACCGAAGATATCGCGTGGCTGAAGCGCCTCGTCGAGGTGCAGATCGGTAAGTCCTTGCCGGGTCCTGTCATTCAGGGCCTCGAATTGCGTCTCCAGCGGAAGTTGATCAAAACCAAGAACGCTGTCGAGCGCGCGCAGCAGCGCAATCGCGAACGGACACAGCGTCAATAGTCCAGGAGACTAAATGGCTGCCACCCTAGTGGGTGAGGCCGCAATCCGCATTGTCCCTACTCTGCGTGGGTTCAAGACTGAGGCGGATCGCCGCCTCAATGCGATGAAGTTCGATCACATCAAGATCGAATTTGACCCGCAGCTCGGCAAGGCCGAAGCAGAAGTACAGGCTTGGCGTCAGCGCCAGGAACTGAATGCGGTTTCGATCCCCGTCCGGGCAGATCTCCAGACGTTCCGTCGCGACCTTTCGCAGGTTGAGCACATCTTCAAGCGGAACTCTCTTTCTAAGGCACTTCGCCTAAACATCAAGGTAATTGGGCTCGACGCCCTACCGGCTCTTGCGTATGCGGCTGGTAGCGCCACGTCGGGCCTAGACGCGTTGGCTAAGAGCGCCTTTGCTCTTCCTGGCCTACTTGGCGGTGCACTGGCATCGGTTGGCGCACTTGCCGTTGGACTCAATGGTGTTGGCGCTGCTTTCAAGGCCTACTCGGCAGACTCCAAGGACGCAACGACTCGCGCGCGTGAGATCGCCACTGCGAACCGCAATGTGGAGAGCTCGTATCGCTCGTATCGCATGGCTGTTCGCGACACTATCCGCGAGATTCAGGACCTGAATGCGGAGAACCGTCGTTCGTCCTTGAATGTGGCGGATGCCGTTCTGTCCGTGCAGGAGGCTGCTGACCGTATTCGTGAGGGTGGTCAGCGTTCGCTCACTGAGTTGAAGCGTGACCAGCTTTCGTACCTTCAGGCACTGGATCACCTACAGGAGGTCCAGACCAGGGCGCAGAGGACTGCGCAGGATGCCGCTGACGCGAACGCTCAGGGCGTAGAAGGCGCGGATCGGGTACTTGATGCCCTCGACCAGATTGCGAAGAACACAGAGGCTCTCAGCGCCTCGAAGATCTCAGAGGTAGATAAGGCGCTCGGCCAGCTGTCGCCGAATATGCGCAAGACCGTTGAGGCGGTCCATGGGCTATCGGGTGCATGGCATGAACTTCAGCAGAGCTCTCAGGACGCGCTTAGCGAGGGCCTCGACGTAGCGATTACGGAGCTAGGCCAGAAGGCCTTGCCGGGACTGTCCATCGGAATCCGTCGCACCGCAAGCGGAATCAACGCTGCCCTGAGGAGCGCGCTGTCCTCTGTTGGCGGCAATGCCAACCAGGGATTGATGTCCGCGATCTTCGGCAACACTGACATCTTCTGGCGCAACATGGCCCGGGGAATGGACCCACTGATCAGTGGCTTCACCCGGTTGACCAAGGAGTCCTCGGACTTCCTGCCACGCATTGGTAATGCGTTCTCTTCGGTCTTCGACCGCTTCGATCGGTTCACCAAGCGAGTTTCCACTGACGGTTCGCTCGACCGCTGGATTGACTCAGGCCTGAAGGCCATCGGTGATCTTGGCAACTCGCTGTTGAACATCGGCGGGATCGTCTCGTCGGTGGCCGCTGCCTTCGACAAGGCTTCCGGTCATAAGGGCGGATTCATCTCCTCGTTGGCCGATGGAACGAAGAAGCTTGACGACTTCCTGAAGTCCACACGTGGCCAGAACATGTTGGCGAAGTACTTCGGTGAGGCTCGCGACTTCATTGATCGCCTCTGGGATGCGTTGAAGCGTGTCAAGGGGGGAATCGGAGATGCGGTAGAGGCTGCGCGCGAGTGGTCGGCAGCGATGCTTGGAGCCCTCGGCGTATTCATCAGCTCCGCGAGGTGGATTGAGCAGCACACTCATGCGCTCTCCACGCTGCTGAAGGTCTATCTGACCTACCGCACGGTCAAGCCCATTCTTGAGGGGCTCACTGGGGCCTGGAAGAACTACAACAAGGTTGTTGAGGCCGCTGCACGTTTCGAGGGAACTCGCAACATCCCTGGCGTTCAGGCGACCGCGCGCAACCTCCGTGTCGCCAAGGGCGAGGAGCTTCCTGGTCTCTCGAGCCGTCAGGCGCGTGAGGAGGCCCTGCGCTTTGGTGAGGCTGTAGACCGCGCAGGTAACCGGTATGACGCATTCGGTCGCAAGGTCAAAGAGGTTGAGCCCAAGCTCACCGCGACTACTACTGCGGCAGGCAATGCTCGCAAGGGCATCAACGATGTTGGTGACGCGGCCACGCGTGCGGGGGAGAAGATCGGCGGGGCCGGTAGGGCTTCGATGCTCACCCGTGTTGGTGCGCTCGCCGGGGCCCTGTTCGGACCGCTGGCGCTCACTGCTGCCGTGGGTGGTGCGATCATCGCCATTGACAAGCTCGGAGAGTCTCACCGCAAGGCTGCCGAGGACGCCGATAGGCAGAGGGTTGCGCTCGATGGCCTGAAGGGTGCTATTGACGACGTCACTGGCAATCTCAACGCGCAGGGTGTAACCGAGACTGCTAAGAGCGCCCAGAAGTACGCCATCCCTGGCCTGGGGGATAGGAACCTCTTTGAGGATGCTCGTCGCTCCAACCTGGTTCAGAGCGATGCCCAGCTTCTCGCTGCGATGCTCCCTGGTAACGACGCACAGCGCAATCAGCTCCTTGGCGCGGGCCAGGAGCAGCTGAAGTCGATCATCGGTTCGAGCGAGGTCTGGCGTGGTGACGCTGACCTATGGAGCGAGCGTGGCATTGACCTTGACACTTTCGTGGCCGGTCTGCGTGGTGACCAGAAGGCTAAGGAGAAGGTCGACAAGGCATACAACGATATTCTCCAGAGCCACAACATCTTTCCATGGATGCCTGCTGCCGTTAACACGCCTCGCATTTCTGCTGGACAGGCCACTGGAGCTATCCCGCACGATTTCACCTCGGTACTGAAGTCTACTGGGACCATCGATCTCGCGGCCCCGCTGATCGGTCTTAGCGACATCCCGAGCTCGCTGGGCCAGCATGGTGCGGACAAGCGACAGGTCAACGAGGCATCTAACGGACAGGGGCGCTTCAAGCCTGGTGGCCGTGGCGCTGCGATCTTCGGGCCCTTCGGTGGGCTGAATGACTCCTCGCACATTGCGATCGGTCAGGACGGTAACGGTGTAATCACTACCGACCGTGATCCGAACGTTGATGAGACGATCGGTTCGACCACAAAGGTTCGCGACGGCCAGTACGAGACTCACCTGACTGCTGATGCCACTGCTCAGCTTCTAGATGTCCAGAAGTTCAAGGACGGCGGTCTCGTTCGGGGTATCGGTGGTCCGCGCGACGACATGAACCTGGTTCGCGTCTCGCCATACGAGCACATTACCAATGCAGATGCCGTTAGTTACTACGGTGTCAAGCTATTTGACGACCTGAACAACAAGAGGATTCCTCGCCACTTCGGCGGCGGATTCCCGTTCGATATCCCACAGCAGCCTCCTATGCCGGTGCCGAGCCCTATCGGCCCCATTGGCGGTGGTGGGGGTATCGCGCCAATGCCCGCTGTCGCGCCTGGTTTCATGCCCGAGCCAGCAGCACCCGCTCCAGCGCCCGCTCCAGCACCTGCGCCTCTTCCTGCACCTCCACCACGTCCTGCTCCTGCGCCCGATCTTCCTCCGATTGGCCCGAAGCAGACGCTAAACCCTGGTGGTGCAGCACCTTCGATCGGTAAGCCAGCCCCTCATCTTGGCGATACGCCCGTAACACCGGGCCCTGGAACTGATTTCAGTATCCCGGGTGCGGACATTGCACTGGGTGGCGGGGTGCCTGATATCCGCGAGCCATACGGCATTGCGGTCGGATCCAATAGCGAAGGCTTCGGCGGCCAGGGAGTTAAGTTCCCTGACTGGGTCAACCAGCTCGGTTCGGCCTTCGGACTGAAGGCATCCACTTATCCGGGGCACCAGGAAAAGAGTGGCCTGAACAAGGGCATCGACTGGACTGGTCCTCCCGAGAACCTTCGTGCTTTCGCGGAGTACGTGAAGTCTGTTCCCGGCATGGAGCAGGTCATCTTCATGGATCCGCGTGACGGAACCAAGATCGGCGTTGATCCAGGTGATCGTGGCGCTAACCAGTCGATTGAGGACTACTACCGCGACGACTGGGGTGGACACACCGACCACGTCCACACCCGTCAGAGCTGGTCTATCCCATTGCCTGGTGGCCGGGCGATGCTGCCTAACATCTACCAGCACGGCGGTGGATCGGGTACACCAAACCTATTGGCAGCATTGAAGACTCTGCCTGACAACATTCAGCCGGTATCGATCGCGAAGCAGGTCGGCCAGGTCGGTCTGCAGGCGCTGGCTGGAATCTTCGGCCTTGACTTGTCGTATGTCCAGGCGGCCCAGCAGATCGGCAACTACTACCTGAGCGACGAGCCTAAGAAGAATTCCAACCCGCTCGACAAATTCATGAGCGCACTCAATGGATCCAACGGATCCAACGCGGGCGCTGATGTGGCCGACCAGGCGATGTCTGACTACTCAAGCGGTGTCGCAGGCTTGAGCCCTCAGCTGCAGCAGAAGCTAGCGGCCAACGGGATGTCATTCGATCCGAGTGCATACAGCTCGGGCAAGGGTGGGGCTCCTACGAGCGGTCTCGGACAGTCGACCACGAAGGAGCAGATCCACGCGCGCTATGGAGCGCTCATCGCACAGATCTGTGCGGCAATGGGCGTGGATCCCTCCTTGTGGCAGAAGCCCCTTGAGGAGCAGATCTGGACCGAGTCGAAGGGTGATCCGTTCTCGATCAATCCCAATGACACGGATGGCAAGGGCGGAAGGCAAACCGTCCAGGGTCTATTTAACTTCCTACCAACCACTTTCGACTCCTACAAGGTCGAAAACATCGGCTCGGGAAGTATCAACGACCCGGTATCCCAGATCGCCGCTGCCATCAACTACACCATCAAGCGATGGGGCGTTAACAAGGACGGATCGCCAAACCAGATCGGGCGCGGTGTCGGTTTTGCCGATGGTGGCTGGGCCAACGACTTGGCATGGCTGTCGACTGGTGAGTATCGCACCAGCGGAGACGCGACCCAGTTCTATGGGCCCGCGCTGTTCGATGCGCTCAACAGCAAGAAGGTTCCACGCAACGTCGCCAAGGGATTCGCTGACGGTGGATTCCCGCTCTTCATTCCGCCTCCTCCTGCTCCTGGAGCTGGTGGCCAGACCCCTGGACCGCTAGACCTAGATCAGCCCGAGCAGCAGCCTGCTCCCGCTGTTCAGGTGCCATCTATTGGCGCAGCTGGTGCGGTCCCTTCGACCGGAGGTGCGCCAGGGCCCGGGGCGACTGCTCCCGCTCCTGACCCTGGCGCTCTTCCTCAGGTCAATGACGCTTTGACTGAGGTTGGTGGAGCTGGTGCCGCTATGGGTGCCGGGCCACAGGCGGGTGATCCAGGTGCACAGCCTGGCGCATCTCCTACCGATCAGCCAGACATGCGCGCGACCCTGGGTGCTGCACCTACCTCGCAGGAGCACAACAACCCCAGTGTCTCGGGTGCGATCAAGGGCGCTGCAGGAGCCATTGGTGGCCTAGCCGCGATGGCTGCCTCTATGGGTATCAACACCGCCGCGCCTGGCGCTGGTGGAGCTGCAGGGCAGGGGATTCAGGCCGGTTTCCAGATGGGTGGCCAGGCCATCTCTGGTGCCGTGAACATCCTGTCGTCGCTACTGGTTGGTACCGCCACTGGTGGATCCACCCAGTCTGCCTCGGGTATCCCAATGCTGCCTTCTCGTCAGCCGCAGCAGACCGGCGTACCGAAGTTGGTCAACGACAACCGTCAGTACCACGTCACGAACCTTGATGAATTCAAGAGGGTTCAGGCGACATCGGATGCGCAGGCAGCAATGCCTTACATCTCCAAGTACGGCTAAACGCACACTGCCGCTGCGCGTTTCATTTCCATTCTACGGAAACTTGTGATGGACACAATCGATTACACCGCGAAGATTGAGATCTTCGGCGTGCACGGAGAGTACTTCTGTATCTCCGGGCCCGGTAAGGGTGAGCAGGGCGTGGAGCTCATGCCCAAGCTCAAGGGGATGATCGATGCCCCGGTCAAGTCGATGTGGCTTCCGGGTGCGTATGGACAGACGTTCGTTGACTTCCGATGGGAGCGTAGGGACGTCGTATTCACCGTCAACATCTTTGATGACGGGGGAGACCCTGAGGTTTGGCGCACAGTCGACTCCAAGTGGCGGTTCGCGTTTGACTACGTGAAGGAAGCGACCATTCGCTTCACCACCTCGGATGGCTACCGCGATTTGAGGGTTCGTCTTCTCGAAGAACCCCGCGCATACGAGGACGGTCCCTGGGAGGGCAAGGACCCCGCGCTGTATGCCTGCAGCACCGTCGTGATGACTGTTGCCGCTGAGTTGCCGTTCTTTGTGGGGCCCTCGGACTTCTACGAGTGGGACGGCGACACCGCCAGTGGTCGAACCACTTTCAAGCTTGATGTTGACTGTGACGTTCCCGTCTGGCCTAAGTGGACTCTCACCGACCAGGCGCGCTGGCGTCTGCCCGACTTCTCCTTTGGCAACGAAGAGTATGGGCGAGGCATCCAGGACTCCGGTAGAACCGTCGAGCTCCCGTACCTGCCCAAGGGCGCTGGCTGTGTTGCGAACTCAGACCCGCGAGTGCAAACCCTGATGGCAGCCAACCGTATTCATCTTCAGGGACTCTGGAAGGGTAAGGATCTTCTGTACCCGATTGCTGGCGGGACTTATAGCCGCCTCCCGGTTCAGGTGAAGGACGCCGTTGGTGGCTATCGCCTCCAGCTCGAGGTGCCTAAGTGGTACTCGCGCCCCTGGAGCCGACCAGTGGGGGCTGTATGAGCCTAAGGACGCTCGAGGAGATCTCGGGCATCAATGAGTCTGTCGAGGCATATCGCCAGGAGCTGATGTGGCTTCGCATGGCAAAGCCGGTGATCTCCTTCTGGCGCAACAAGGAAGACGGATCGCCAGGCCTCGAGTACTACGGACGTGTCGATTACCGCGACACTATCAAGGCCTCGTTCCCGTTTAAGAAGAACACCTCCACTCAGGGTGTGCTTGAGCTGCGTTTCGATCACTACATCTCGGAGTGGATGCGCTCCATTCCTGATGATCCTCACGCGCGCAAGAACGTTGTCATCCGTATCGACTTCTTCGGCGGCAAGCTCCGTTGGACGGGCTTGCTTCACCACCATGCCAAGAAGATGCGAGATGGCATGGCGTACATGGAACTAACGTTCAACGACGACCTCCAGTTCCTCCAGTTCCTACTCGGGCCCCCGAACCCGGCCCTGCCTATCCCGGTTTTCCAGTGGCCAAGGGTGCTACCCATCCTGGGCCCTGCGAAATGGGCCTGCTCGATCATGATCCTGATCAACCTGATTCGAGTACAGGCACCTATCTATCACCTGCCAGACGACCCATTCGACCTCAGCCAGTGGCTCGGGCTACTGCCTACCGAGTGGGAGAACTGGCAGTGTCACATCAAGGCCAATCCACTACCGCTTGATGATTCGTCCCTGTGGACCGTCCTCGGTACCCGCATGAACCCGATCGATTCGGTGATCGCGGACGCCCTGGAGGATGCACAGCTGACCATCAGGTGGAGGCGTTGCTTCTCCGATGAGGGCGAGACTGAGAACGGCATTCTGTTCGTTGAGACTCCAGCGAATGGCGCACTGATCTTCGAGATCGTTGACGACAGCGGGTATTACAACCCCATCCTGGGCGGAACCTTCCTCGGCGGAACGATCGCAGATGGCATGGTCCGTTCGGTCGTGCAGTATGTCGGTGGCTTCATTGAGGACACCGCGTCAGTCATCGCAGATGACGAGACTTACCATCCTGACGAGTACTACGGGAGCGGGTGGCTTGCCACCTTGGCGCAAATGCCGTGGTTGGTCATCAGAGATTCGAGCTGGTCTCCAGTCGAGACCAGCGAGCTCACGTGGAGCCCTGCCACTGCAGTGTCTGTGGTGGTTGGTGGTGACAACCCGGCAGCGGATGCCATCGCACGTTTGATCATCGAGACCACCGGAAATATCCTGGGATACTTCCTACTTGGTGGATTCTCGTCGGCGGGAACCATCGCAGCTGACGTGATCATGCCATTCCTGGTGGGCACGATCGCCGCGTGGTTGGAATGGAAGAACACTGGCCGCGCGAAGAACCTTGGGTGGGTGCACCTTTGGGAGCTGTACCAGCAGGGTGCTGAAAACAACTCGTGGTCGCTGTCTGCGCTGGCCGCTCTACGTGGTGGTTTCCTGGCGTCGAAGTCTGAGACCTCGCATACACTGTCCTTGAGGGGTAACTCGTGGATTATTCCGGGTGCACACTTCGCAATTGGTTCCCGCGTCGGCTCCACTAGCCGTGGTTACGGTGACCGCATTTTCGTTTCCCAGGTCGAGGAGATCATTCCTTCATGGGATAACGCGTCCAATACGCCACTCAGCGTCCAGGTGAAGATCGGGCAGAACAAGGCCGCAATGTCGGTCGGTGAACGTCTTGCTCGGCTAACTAAGAAGATCAAGGACATCCTCCAGAACATCGGTGTCCACCTCATTAGTTAGTGCTGGCCTGCAGGCTAATCCGTGAGACAATAGAGGTAGGAGCAGATGCCTCCGGTTAATGTTCATCCGCCCGATCCAGAGCACCCTAAAGGAATGGCCTGGGTCCTTGGCGTAGGCATGGTTGATCCGCGACCAGGTGCGAATCCGAACCAGGTTATGGCGATCGTTCAGTCCTGGGAACCCACATCTGAACTGTGGTGGAAACTCGGATTGCGTTGGCACCCAGAGCTTGCCACGAAGTGGGCTGTAGGTGGGGGCCAGTTCGCCGTCGCGGACATTGTGGATGAGAAGCCAGAAGACTTCGGTAAGTCCAACGACCTGAAGGCTAAAGCCGAAGAGGTTCTTGGGTATATCGCTGAAGAACATCCCGAGTATGCGGAACTTCTCAAGAAGATCAAGGCGGCTGGTTCCGATGAGGAGCGCGCCAAGATCTCCAAACAGTTCGAGTCCGAGATCAAGAAATTGATCCTGCTCACTGAGTACATCAAATCCAAGGAGTAACCCATGACGATGCCGACTGGCAGCGATCCGAGTGGGTATGACCTATCTGGACATGACGGTGGCGTTGTTGGTGCGGGGCTTGGCAATCTAGCTGGTCGAACGCGTGGGCCCATTGAGGAGATGCTCAAGCAGCGCGTTCAGAACACCAGTTCACTGAATAACGCGTCTGATGCGATCTTCCATGGATTGAATGCGGCGCTGGGACTGCCTCTTGCGATCCTCGAGGCGTTGGTAAATCGTCTGTTCCCCGGGTTGAATATCAATCTTGACGAGGGAATGGAGGCATTCCTCAACAGTCTCAAGGAAGTTCCGCTTCTCGGTGACATCGTCAAGTGGATCACCGGTATCGCGGATGGCGGAATCGCTGAGCTGAAGCTCTGGTTCGACAATCTGAAGAAGTTCCTCGCGCACATCGACTTCAACTCGCCGTCGTTCAATCCGCTTGCGGCTGCGGCTGACTTCATTGACATGATCCTCGCCCCGGTGGGAAAGCTCGCCACACTGATCGGTGGCCTGCTGTCGGGCAGTGTGATTCCCGGCCTCGACGCTTCGAAGATCGTTTCCGGCCAGTTTGCGCAGGATATGATCGCGGGCCTCGGGGGAGTGCTTAACGGCATCAACTCCATGATCAACCAGGTCATTGACATCTTCCGTGGTGTCTTGGTCACGCCTATCAACCAGGCTCTCCAAGATGTCAAGGACTGGTGGAATGCCATCACTGGCAAGACGTCTCACCTGAATGGCGAAGGTGGGTATGACGCCTCCAAGCTGGTTGGTGAGGTGGCGAAGAGTGCTGTTGAGGGCCTGGTAGATCTCGGAAACGTCGTTGTCGGGGGCTTTCAGGCGATCACCAATGGCTGGTTCGGTGGATCGTCCGCGACAGGCTCGCCAGCTGAAGTCAAGACGACTATCGAGGCGATCAAGCAAGCCGTAATCAACGGCTACACCGTGGACACAATCGTTTCATCGCAGTCCTACGAGAAACCGGCTGCAAATCTTAGCGAAGTATTCGTTATCGGAATTGGCTCTGGTAGTAACGGGTTTGGTGGATCTAGTGGAACCACGTCAGCTGGTGGGGCTGCCGGTTCTGGTGGTCTGAACGGCGGGTTCCTGAAGCTAGGGCTCGACCCGTCTGCCATTACTTGGCCGGTCAACGTAACAATCGGAACGAATGGCAACGACACATCGTTTGGGTCCTATTTGACGACTGTCGCTGGTGCTGGCGGTATCCAAAGCAAGAGCGAATTCGCCTTCCTGGCAACGTCGTCCACACCTGGCAGTGGCGGGGCAGGTGGCACCGGTGGTTATAAAGCCGGAACATCGGCCAACTATGGAACCACAGGTCGAACCGGAGTCGCGTCCGCATCTGCGGTAGGCGGAACTGGTGGATCACCTAGCGCACTACCGGCAACAAACGGGACGGCTGGAGAGTCAGTATCCGCTGGGGTCGACACCAAATGCGGTGGTGGCGGTGGCGGTGGCGGTGGCGGTGGAAACCCGACCGGCACTTTGGCTCAGGCCAAGGGCGGGAATGGTGGTGCTGGCGGATACCCCGGTGGTGGCGGGGGTGGCGGGGGTGGTGGCGCTGGCTACGACACCGGAAGCAAAGGATCGGGCGGTACAGGAGGCCCCGGGGCCAGTGGTGTGCTGTGGGTGTTCTGGAAAGAGGGTTAATGCATACAGCCGAACTGATTTCGGAGTTTCTACCGCAGTTCTGCCCGAAGACTAATCACTACCGCTGCTCGGATGGTGACACAACGTGGTACCTACTGATCACTGTTGCGTCTGCCGAGTCCCTGGGCAATCTGCTTGGCATTCCGGTGAACATGCTCCACCTGCCGAAGACAGTTGACGTCTTCCTGTCAGACGAGAACGCGGTGGTTCTTGACGCGGACTTCAACCCAGCCAATGGGCTGACTCCGCTGTGCCGGATTGAAGAGTGCTCGTCACATGATGCGGCGCTTTCGGCCATGGGTTACGAATCCATTCCTAAGTCTTAGGGAGTTACTTTGTCGCTCAGGACATTTAAACAGGATCCTGACGCGGTTCTCGACTACACCCTTAATTGGGCTGACTGGCTTGCCCCTGGCGACACGATCACGTCGGCAACGGCGACGGTGTCCCCAACTGGCGGCCTGACTGTCGGAACTGTCTCAAACACGGTTGACGCAGTGACTGTTTGGGTCTCTGCCGGTGCAGCCGGAAGTAAGTACGACGTCACCGTTCACGTCATTACCAACGGTGGTCGTGAGGATGACCGAACTTTCACGGTCGAAATCAAGGAGATGTAGGTGAACGAGCCTACTGAGATCGTTTTCGCTCTAACGGCGTGGGCAGACGCTGAGGTTGAGCGACCAAGTGATTCAAAGGATTCCGAATGACCGTTGGTCTTCACACTGCCAATCTTGCCAATAAGATTCTTGACCACCTACGTGGTGGGACCGCCTGGGCTCAGCCCGGTGGCCTATGGGTACGGCTTCACACCGCAGACCCGGGCGCGGCTGGCACCGCTGCAGGATCGGCTGTATCCGCGAGGAGTCAGGCAGCATTCGCTGCGGCTGCATCTGGTGCTATTGCACTGACCGGAACGAACCCGTCCTGGTCAATGACCGCCACTGAAACCATCACCCATATTTCGATCTGGGACGCTTCTACCGGAGGCAACTTTCAGTGGTCGGCTGTTCTGTCTGTCCCGAAGAGTGTTCAGTCGGGTGACACCTTGACCCTGACTAACTGCGGCTTGTCCCTGGGCCCTCTGGCGGCGTAAATGGCGCTGGGGTCGACTACATATACGTCAGGCTCCGGTTCTTACGTGCTGCCACCCGAAGCGAACCGGGTAGATGTAATCCTCCTTGGAGCTGGCGGTGGTGGCGGTGGCGGTGACGGTGGCCAGAACACCACAGGCGAGGGCGGCAAGAAAGGGTCATGGCAGACCTTCACGCTTACTCGTCCACCAGGGGCTTCTTGGGCCGCGCCCAATATTGATTGGTCGGTTGGAGCCAGCGGCTCCGCAGGCCCGATTGAGAAAGCCGGTGGAGCTGGGGGCGGATCATCCGCGACATTCAATGGCTCCACCACGACTGCTGCTGGTGGTGCTGGCGGTGCTGGTGCCTATGCGGGAAACGGTAAGAACACTCCTGGAGAGTCGCCTGGGAGCATCACCTACAACGGTAATGCCTATACAGGTGGCGGTACAGCCGCTGCCAACAACGATGGCCTAGCGCCAGGCGGCGGTGGTGGTCCAGGCACGGGCGGATTCTTTACGATCGGTGTGAAGCCAGGACGGCCTGGTGGTGGTGGGCAGATCTGGTTCTTCGCCTGGTACGAGCCAGTCGCTTGGACAGCTGACGCCAATCTTTCGGCTATCGCATCGCCCACCGCACGACTGACTAACAGCGCTGTCGTGGGTGCAGCCTTGGCAGTAACCGCCACGTCATCCGTGACCGGCTCTCGGGGCCAGTCCATGGGTGCGAATCTTTCCGCTGCGGCCACACCCGTTGGTATCAATCGGTATGACGCCAAGGTTCAGTCGAGCCTGTTTCTCTCGTCTACGCCAGTCGGTGCGATCGTCAAGGTATTGAACGGGGCAGCCTCGCTGGCGGTAAACACGTCCACCTCAGCTGCAGCCACCGAGTACGGGGTAGGGGACGTAAATCTCGCCCTGACAGCTTCGTTGCTGGCAGGTGCGAATGTAGACCTCGGTGTCGCGAGCGCCCTGAATCTGGTTACCGCTGTCACTGCAGTGGCAGCACGCGGGCAAGCGATTGGGAGCGCACTCGGCGTTGGTGCTGGCCTTGAAGCTGGACTGAAGTATCAGGGAAGCCTGGCCGCGAACCTAGTGGCGATGGCCTTTATCACCGCAGAGGCATACAAGACCGTCAGCGCAGAAGCAGCGCTGGGAATAGAGTTCGACAGTACTCCAGATTCGACTGGTGGAAATGTCGCAGATACCAACCTAGATCTGATCGCGGCTATGACCGCAGCAGCGCAGGTGAACTACGCGGCAGCTGCCAGCTTGGCGGTAGAGGTTCTTGGAACCGGAACGGTCGGGGCGAAGTTCACCGCTGATGCCGACTTGTCGGTAAACGCATCGATGTGGGCATGGTTCGGATCCATCCGCGAGATCGTCTATATCGATCCAGTCGATCGATCCGTCAATGTTCCTCAAACTGAACGCGATATCGCGGTAAATGAAAGCGAACGCAGCGCAACTGTGGGTGAGACCGAGCGGGCTATGAGTATCGCGGCGGTTGATCGTCTTGGTGTCGTTTCCCCGGAGGACAGAGGGCTCTCCGTTGTTGAGGCGGCACGTGATGTCGATGTCCCAGGACACGACAACACCGCATCTGTATAGGAAACACATTGACTGACAACACGAATCCAGTGATTCGCGTGTCCCCCGACCGAATGGCCGTAGCCATTCAGCGCACCGATGGCAAGTGGGCGGTGATGCACTCAGAAGTTGGTGGGCACTACGCCCCCGAAGCTGAGGTAGCAGATTGGGCCGAGTTGTGAGCCTGGTGGACGAGCTCATTGATCTTGACGCCGAGACAGTGGTCTCCCTGTTTGGGGCCCTGGCCGCTGGTGGTGTGCTGAGCAAGATTATTGAGCTCGCAACAGGTCGACGTAAGCGCAAGGTCGATGAAGCGCAAGTACTTTCGGCTATCTCCACCGCAATCCGCGAGGAAGTGCGCAAGGAGAATGCGGAACTTCGCGACCGGTTGGATCAGCTGGTGGGCGCGGTCACCGGGCTTACGGACATCCTGGATGACCTGTTCCCGAAGATTACCGGACTGAACGAAGAAGAGCGTATCGCATTGCGCCGCAAGATCAATCTCGCGAAGCGCGTCTCCTGATACACTGAAAGAGAGAGTTTTGATGGCGATTTGGACGCCTTCGACTCGGGTTCTCAGCAACCAGCCTCTTGAGCTGAATCGCGACAATCCGCTTCACTATAAGTACACGCTCAGTGGTGGTAAGAAGTTCCCATCTGGAACTACAGCATTCCTGACGATCAAAAACACTTATAGCCAGACGCTCGCCACATTTGAAGGCATTGTCGCTGGTTCTACAGTGACCTTCCTTGAGGCCAAGGCTATTTCGAATGCCTTGCCGCGTGGCGCTTCGTGGACTCTGCATATTCAGACCCCGGAGTTGGATGAGCCCCGGCTCGAGCTACAGGGAACTGTGATTCGAAGCGAAGCTCCATTCCCTGATGCACCGCCTCAGTCTGGCGAGTTCGATGGTGTGCAGTACCGCTACAGCTTCGGCACTCCCGGCTTCGTGGTGGATCCTGCGTGGCGCATCATGAATGGCAAGCCGCGCGTCTACGACAACGCGTACCGCAGCCTTCCGAATGCGGTCGCGGCGGCATCGATTACCGATGGCGCTGGTGGTGGACCTACGTTGTTTGACGACGTGGCCATGCTGTACTACGCGCCCTTGAAAACCGATGCGATTCGCCTGACATACAACACGATTCGATTCGGTTCTGGCACCGCGTGGATTGCGATCTGTTCGAACTACGACATGACCAATTATGCGGCACTGAAACACAATGGTGTCTTTCTGAATGGCCTGTGGCAGCACGACACTGTCGAGGTTGTTACCGGGACGGGCCCAGTTACCACGCAGAGTCGCGTCACTCCGGTGCAGTACACCACTGCCACTAACCAGAACTACACCGCCGAATACAACCCACTCACCAATGCGTACTCACTGTACGTCGGTACCTCGTTGACGCCGATTGTCAGCTGGACAGACACAACGCAGCTCGTGAACCACGGTGAGGGCGAGCGCTATTTCGGCCTCGGATTTAAGTCGGATCTCCTGACACCAGGTGTGGAGATCTCCGACATCATCATCGCTGACACCCCTTAAGGGCTTCATGTTCTACACCAAGGACGACATCGCACGGATCGTCATTCGTTGCGGGCAGGATCTCGGCATCACTTCACGCGGCATCCACATTGCGCTGGCCACCGCGTGGGTGGAGTCGAAGTTCGTGATGTACGCAAACTCGAATTACCCAGAGTCCCTTGACAAGAGGTTCAAGTATGACGCGGTGGGAACGGACGGTACGTCCGTTAATGAGTTTCAGCAGCAGAACTTTCCTGAGTGGGGTTCGCTCGATGATCGCATGGACCCTTACAAGGCTGCTGCCATGTTTTATGACCATCTGGCGAACCCTCGCAAGTTTGGGCTTAAAGCGTTCGATTACAACGATCCTGGGCTTACCCCGGGCCAGTGTGCCCAGAAAGTACAGCGCTCCGCGTTCCCCGATCGTTACGACCAGGCAATGGGAGTGGCTGTTGAGTACTTCAACCGACTGACCACTGGGATTGTTCTGCCGCCGAGGTTCTTTGAAGAGGAGAACATTATCGGGCAGTGGGCTCCAAATTGGCAGTCGCGCAATGGTCGAAAGCCACGCCTGATCGTCCTCCACACCGAAGAGGGCAACGCACTTGGTATGGACCTGGTCAACTATATGGCCGGTGCGGGTGTCTCTTACCACTACGTGATTGATCCAGACGGGAAGACGTTGGATCTCGTTGACACCGACGACGCTTCATGGTCTGTGTTGGATGCCAATGGATACACGATCAATCAGGTGTTCGCAGGATCTTACGCCTCAATGAGCCGCATCGAATGGCTTCAGAAGTACGACAAAGCAATTCGAGTCTCTGCTTACTTGGCTGTGCAGGACTGTGTGAAGTACGGGATTCCGGTCCAGATCCTTGTGGGAAACAAGTATTCGCAGCTTCCTACCACTGACGGAATTACCGACCACAACGGAATCACTGTCGGCCTTGGTATCGGCAACCACACCGACGTGGGGCCGAACTTTCCGTGGGACGTCTTCAACAACTACCTACTCGAATTCTCAGCTCAGGCTGGAGAGGATGACATGTTCACTGATGACGATCGGCTGAAGCTGAACCGCATCTACTTCGAGCTGACCAATCGCTGGGAGTCTCGCTCGATTTACCGCACCCCGGGTGAGGGCCCCGTGGACACGCTGGCTGGAATGCTGTTGAACGACGATGGCATGGAGCACGCCGAGCTCATCGAGCGCCTTGCCGTTCTGGGTGATGAGGACGCACTACAGCGCGTAATCCGCACTGCTGCAGGTGAAGGCGCGGTTACCGACAAGGGCAACATCGCACGTGCCAAGAAGATTCTTGCCAGTGTCCCGAAGGAGATCCTCGAGGCCTACAAGGAGGCCGCGAAGTGAGCGCTGTAGCGAAGTTCGTTGGAGAGGCGTTTGTTTCGCCGATTGTTCGCGAGCTCAAGCCGGTGATCGAGAAGATCATCCGCGAGGAGATCCAGCAGGCCAAGAACGAAGCCTGGGAGATGCTTCCCGACTGCATCGAGAAGACGGTTGGGAACGCGGTAGAGCAGTTTCTCGGACCGATCGGAAAGTTGTTCGGAGGTAAGTGATGGATCTCCTACGTCGCCTACCTGAGATCTACAAGGCCCTTGTAGCCTTCCTCGGCGCGCTCGCCGCTCAGGAAGGGACTGTTCTTGCCATCGCTGATGGCCTGCCGCCCAACTGGGTTCATGGACTCATGGTCGGATTCGCAGGTGTTACTGCAGTTTTGACGTTCCTGAAGAAGAACAAGACCGCCGTGGACTTGGTGGAGAAGATCCTCCATGAGGGCTCGACTGACCCCGTTCACGTTGAGGCTGTGGTGAAGGCCAACCCGGAGTTGGTTCAGGAATTGATCGACCAGTACCGCACCTCTCACTAACCCAAAACGCGACGGGCTCACCGCTATTGGTGGGTCCGTTCGTCATCTCTGAAAGAAGTACCCATGGCATGGATTGGCTGGCAGGAAGGCATGGAAGGCCTGCCTGTTCTCGCGGCGATTGGGGAGTTGCGCGCGAAGTTCTCGTACGGCAAGTCACTGAAACTCACCGAGAAGTTCACCTCAGAGCTGACCGAAGCCCTGAAGACTTTCCAGCGCAACAAGGGTGGCCTACGCACTGACGGCGTGATGGACTTCGCCACGCAGAAGGCGCTCGGGGTTCCTGAGGCGTTGAAGCCGTGGCTGTTCACTGTCGCTGGCACGGGAGCGGGCTGGGACGCTGGCTATCCGGCTGACCTGGCACGTGCGGTTCTCGACTTGTTCCGCTGGCAGGGGATTGGCTATCCCGCTGCTGCATTCCCGATGGGGCCTTCGGTGGACGCTGGTATCGCGGAACTGCTGAGGCAGATGAAGCTGCGGTTGGACCGTTTCCCGGCCGCAAAGTTCGTCCTGGTCGGCTACTCGCAGGGAGCCATTGTCACCTCGATGGTGTGGAAGCGCTACATCAAGGGCACCGACCTCGAGGATCGCATCATCGGTGCAGTCACTTATGGCAACCCATGTCGTGAGGTCGGCGTGGCGAACGGAAACCGCGCCGCAGGTTGGCCCGTTCCGGCAGGTCGCGGAATTGGCGACGATCACCTGGTTGACACCCCGGCATGGTGGTACGACTACGCCCACGGGGCCAACAGCGTGTGGGGCCGCGATATCTACACCGACACCCCGGACGATAAAACCGGAGAGATGATGACCGCCGTCTACCGCGTGGTTCAGGAGTTGAAGAACGCCTTCATCGGGGCCGACTCTCTTCTGGAACAGGTCGGGCAGATTATCCGCAATCCACCCGTGGAGATCTTCGCAGTGTTCAGGGCAATCATCTATGGCGGTCAGTTCGTCGCACAATCGCCGCCAACCCTTCCTCACATCAATTACGACATCGAACCCGCAGTGGCATACCTGCGTTCGCTTTAAGGAATCTCTTGACCATCACTGTCTTTTCAACCGGGCCGTCCTGTCACCGCTGCACGTTGGTGAAGAACCAGCTCAAGAAGAACGAGATCCCTTTCGAGGAGATCCGTCTGGACGAGGACGCGACATGGCATCAGCGCGTGACGTCTCACGGGTTCATGAACGCACCTGTTGTGCTGATCGATGACGACAATGTCTGGGAGGGCTTCGCCTCCGAGGAGCTGAAGGAGCTGATTGCGGACTACCGTGCATTGGCCGCATAGCTGCCCTCAGCTGGCTGTAGGCAAGAGAAAACCCCGACTCCATAGTGAGCCGGGGTTCTTTCGTTACAGGGGGTCTCAGGGCCTCGCCAGCTCCTGGAGCTGCTTAATCCTCTTCACTGCCTGGTCGGCGGTGAACTTGTTGTACAGGCCCGACAGGTCAGGTGGCTGGACAGACTGAGTAAATGTCTGCGTTGGCTGGTCCAATGGCACCACGTCTTCGTACTGCACGAGAAACAGAACTGTGTCTGGCTTCAGGATCTTGATGGTGTGCAGCTCATCTGCAGCCATCCGGTATCCACCACCAGGGGTGCGTTGGATCGACTTGTAATTCTGCAACGTGATCTCACCAGAGATCGTGAAGCCACCACCACCGTTGAGAGGCGTGTGCCAGTCAAACATGTTGTAGTTCTGTGGCTTCGACTCAGCGTCGAAGGTGAATGGGTAGGACCGGTACCAGCGATTCTCCACCGCGCCGGACAGGCACGTGGTGTGGAAGTCGTAGCGATGGTTGTGAGGGTTCACCACCTCACTCGCGTCCTGGGCGTCACCCTCGAAGAAGTAGGCCTTCAGCGTGAGCTCAGGTGAGCGAAACAGGCAGAGGTAATCAAAGCCCTTGCAGTGGAAGTCCTTGTAGGAGTTCTCCAACACGGACTCCATGTCGAGATCCCCAAGGTCGGGGAGTGTGATGGTCATAGTGGATACACCTTCACGAACTCCTCTGCGGTGAGGAACTTTCGATCACACAGCGCGCAGGTGATGTGGCCAATCTGCGCAATCTTGAGATTGTGCCGAGGGATATGCACGTCGATTGCCCGCTTGAAGTGTGCCTCGCACATGAGGTAGGTAGCGCAAGTGTGACCAACCCAAAGCGCCGCGATTTTGCCCTGATGCTCGACATCATTATTGGTGGATCCGCATTCATCAAATGCCGACTCCACCAGATGCGAGACATCCGCCTCAGTCGCCGTGGCCATTGGCATCTCCGTAGTAATACTGGAACTGAACATTCGTGAGCACTTCGTAGTAACCGTGGTCCTTCACGATCCAGTCACCTTCGTACGCGCGCTCAACCTCTGAGATGCCGGGAAATGAAACCTTGAAGTAGTCGAACGCGCCAGAGGCTTTCTTCACCATGTGAGCGAACGGGACAGCGTCCTGAACGCCCTTCCATGGCCGCACTACCTGGATAGCCTCAACCTCAGTGGGGTTGTGGACGTAGGTCTTCATCAGCGAACCTCAACCACCCTGGCACCGCTGACGGGGTCGAAGAAGTACTCCTCATCGAAGACGACAAGGTCTCCACTATCGCCAATGCTCAGGAGGGTGCCTGGCTTGAATTCCGCGAGCGGACCTTCGGCGGAGTGGACGGTCACAGCGTGAAGGCTGCCATCCTCATTGAAAGTGATACCGATGGCACGCTTCTCACCTACGCGCTCAGCTTCGATCGAGATAATGTGCGTCACTGCGCCCAGGTTGTGCCCAGTGACGCGAGTGCCAACCGCAACAGGTGGTCCCGGCTTCGCGAGCTTGACCATTCCCTGGGTCTTGGAGAGAACTCCGATGCTGTCCTTGCGCTTGTTGCTCATATGCTTATCCCTTCGTGTTTAGAGTTGACCGGTGCATTTCCAGTAGCTGTAGTGCAGGCCGATGAGAAAGTCGTTCAGTTGGTCGTGGTCGACGTGATCGGGGAGGCTCGAGGCCGCGATGTCGATTTCGAGCGCAGCGGTAAGGCGATCCAGCTACCGCGTCACGTCCTCGAGTGATGCCCCGCCATTGCGCACGTACCGAAGCCAACTCACGTTCGAAGCAGCCATGGGAACTGTGATGGTTTGGCGAGTCATCAATTCTGAACCCTGAACAGCCAGGCGCAGAGCGTGGTAGGCCATCTTCGTGTCGAAACCGAACTGCTCCACCAGCTCGCGGCGATTCTTGTGTTTCGACACACCCTTTTCGCCGATCATGCGCGCACGCTGGGCTTTCAGATACCCATGGAACCGCCATCCAGCGTCCCTCGAGAGGAACAGACTCCGGGCCCTAAGAAGTTGAGTGCCCTCCAGCGTCTGCTTATAGATCTTTCCCTTGGGTGCGAACAACGGGAGTAGAACGGTCGGGTTCCCCTGCGCTGCAAGGCGAGCCCACTTGTTCAGCGCATACGTCGTGTGGTCGGTATCGCCATGCTGACTGCGCACTCCGTCAGGAATGCGTGTCCCGTCTGAGTGCCAACGATCGGTGTACTGCTCGAACTTCTCCAGGCCCAGAACGCATTCCGGTGGGGGAATGCAGATACCCATCTCGTCATGGTCGTCGGTGCCCTCCAGGGTCACACCGTGGAGGCCGGATCCAACCTCAGCGAGGAGGATTAGTCCTTTTGATGCGACCTCTTTGTGGCGAGGGGAGCGATGGCTCACGCGGGCACCTCGACATAGGGGCCGCAACCGCTAAGCAAGTGTGGGTCGTCCAGCGCCGCCCACCTGCGCTCACCCTCGAGAGCGAAATATTCCCAGTGACTACCCCGGAATCGGTAGTGGAAAGGGAATCCCTCATCCGAGTCAGCCCACACCGTGCCGTCACGCGCTTCATCGCAGTCTAGGGACGTAAGCACACGGAGGGGTTCTAGAGACTTCGGAGCGCTGGCCGCCTCGTAGATCGTTGCGAATGCCTGGACAAACGCCTCGATATCGCCGCGAAACTGCGTGCCGATATGCAGGGTGCGGGTAGTTTGCTTGCGTGATCCGTTCGGGTACCGGTCAGGGGCGTTCAGCGATACGTACCACCTACCATTCTCGTCATCCCAAGCCTTGATGTGGATCGGGCCGTCCGGGGTGCGGTAGATGACCTCGTTCCCGCGAGCCTTCTGTACTTCAATTCCCATGCGTCAAAGTCTTGCAGCGCATTTCGGGTTCATGTGGGTAGCGGGCTCGCGCGCACGCGCTCTAGTACCGTTCCCGACTTACGTAACGACTACCTCCATCTCAACGTGAGATACCTTGAGTGCAAGGGTTATTCATTTCACCGAGAACCATGCTCAAGTGGGGACGCTGCGGTCTGGAGGTTGATGCCCTCCGGGCAGCCACGCCAATCCGGCGTGGGCCTCCCTAGCGGGAGGTGCGTGCTCACTGCGTTCGCACTCTCCTTTTAGGAGGCTACGACATGGCGCATGGGTTCATGTGGGTGAAACACCCTGACCTGCGGAAATGGTTCATTATTTCCGTTGTGGGATTCCATCTAAGCCAGGATCAGTAGAATGGGTTTCGAGACTCAGGGAGGCCGAGCAAAGTAGTATCCCTTCCTGTCGACCTGAGTGCGCAGTCGCGCCGCCGAGGGGGTCGTGTCCCTCGGCGCTCATACCCACACGAACATGTCGGTGTATGGGCTCAGCCTGGTATGCGTGAGTGAATCCGCAGCCAAGTTTCTGGAGAATAGGAACGAGAAGCTTCTCGACCTCTTCCTGCTTGATGAGTCAATTCGTGAGCGGCACAGGGAATCTGACGCTGACGCCGTGCTGACACTCAAGATTCAGCGCACCAGGGTGTGTCGTGAGCTACGGAATATGGGTGCTGAGCCATGGGATCTCGACAAGACTCGTGACAACAGCTGGATGATTCGCCAGCAAACTGCATCATGTGGGTAGTTGATAAAATTACAGCTATGTCTACTGCTGATTGGCTACGCCGTCTCGCCCGCAAGAATAACGTTGTGGTGCTGGATGATCCCGAGGCTGTAGCGGCAACACTCCAGATTGCGGCGCGCCTTCTGGCAAATGGTTGGACGCAGGGTGTGCGACATGAGCGTATCGGGGACACCGTGCGCTACGACATCCTTGGAGCCTTGGACGCTGCGGTGGGTAAGTCCGCCGCTCGGGACGATATGCGCGCTTGGTGGGGTGCTCACCGGTTGATCTCGCGCGCCATCCCAGCTGGATTCGGCGGGGACGTGTCGGCTTACAACGACGACCCGAGCCGCACTCAGGGACAGGTTGTCGAACTTGTCCGAGGGGTTGCCCGGAACCACGGCACAGTCCTGCAGGCTCAGAAGAAGGTGACACCAGCGTGAGTGATTCTGGGAATTCTCAGGCGATTTCGGGTCTAGGCGGAACGGTTCTCTTCGGCATTCTCGCCATGATGAAAATCTGCCCTTGGGAGAACCCGGTTCAGGATTGGTCGTGGTGGTGGGTCACTGCCCCTCTCTGGGGCCCGATTGCGCTCGCGGTGGTGATCGCGCTCGTTGCCGGAATGGTCTGGCTGGTGGCTAAGTCTCTTGAAGATTTTTCTAAGTGATTCAAATCCCATGGTGGCCATGGGGAGTCGTTTTGTTCGTTTTTCTCTACATAGGAGCTACTGACTGGTGAGCGAATTCAAGCACTCAACCCTCGCAGAGGCCCTCGTTGCTGCACAGTCCGAGTTCGGGGTGATCGCCAAGGACACGGCGAACCCGTTCTTCAAGTCCAAGTACGCCGACCTTCCGGCAGTGATGCGCGAGGCTCAGCCGGTGCTGGCTAAGCATGGTCTTGCTGTCTCCCAGCAGCCCTCCTATGTCAACGCCGATGGCAAGGTTTACGACACGCTCAAGACTGTTGTCATCCACGAGAGCGGCGAGCAGATCTCTTCCACGATGGTCCTTCACCCAGTGAAGAACGACCCACAGGCCCACGGCTCCGCGATCACCTACGCACGCCGCTACGCCTACATGGCAGCACTCGGCTTGGTGGCCGATGTTGATGATGATGGCAACGCCGCTTCCGCCAAGGCCGCACCACGCAAGGCTGCCCCGAAGAAGACCACCAACCCTGGGGCCGCAGAGGCGCTGGAGCGCGTGAAGGCTGCAGCCAAGGCCGCTGGCGTGGCATCGAAGGACGTGCAGGTCTGGTTCGCGGAGCAGTACCCAGATGGCGGTGCCGTGGTGAGCTCCACTGACGTGGACGCCTTGACTGCGACTGCCACCCACTTCGAGCTGCTTGCGAGTGCCTAATTACTGACTGGGCAATCCCCCGGGACCGGTATCAGCGACCCATGCTGTACACCCCCGATGGGGGACGAAGGGTCGCATACTCCCGTTGTTCAACTCTCGCTAAGGATTTGGACAAGCCGGGGGACGGGCTGTTTGCCTGGCATCAGGCCAACGCCATGTTCGGCCTTGCGCAGAACCCTCAGCTGCTCAACCGCGTGAAGGCGATCATCGCCAAGGGCGGCAGCTGGGACTCGAGCAAGGGCGAGATCAAGGAAGTCATCAACCAGGCCGAGACCATCGGCGGTGCGATGAACAAGTCATCGCGTGGAACATCGATTCACGACTTCACCGGAGTCCTGGAAGAGGGCAACCTCGACTGGTCACTGGTCGATGAGGATATGAAGCCCATTCTGGACGGGTATCACGAGTGCATCGCATCCATTCCCGGGATGACGTTCTTGGCGCGAGAGGTCTTCCTCCAAGCGAACGATCGCATGGAGCTACCCGATGGCCGAGTGTCTACGCTACGCGCTGCTGGTTCTGCTGACCGCATTGTCGAATGGAATGGTGTCCGCTACATGGTGGACATCAAGACCGGCAAGGACGACCAGTACCGCATGGGTGTCTGCGCTCAGCTGGCGCTTTACGTGATGGGTCAGCTGTATCAGGATTCAGTTGTCCAGCAAGACATTCCATGGGCCGACTTCTGGCCGAACGGTGACAGTACGGCTGAATTCGCTGACCATGACTGCGATACCGAGACAGCATTGATGTTCCACTGTCCCCAGACTCCCGATAAGCGCGGGAAATGGAGGTGGGGGATTTACGAGGTTCCCCTCGCCCGTGGCCGCGACATTGTTCGCGGTGGCCAGTGGGCCCGCAAGCTGCGTGTCGTCCCTGAGCTGAAGCGAGTTGCATGATGGAACCGGCAGAGCTGTGGCTACATGGCGAGATTGACGAGAAGGGCGCACGCAAGACCCTCAACCTCCTGCGCGATATTGGTATCGACCACCCGGGGCGTCCGATTGAGTTGATCATCAACTCACCAGGCGGATCCATGGAGCATGGGGACGCCATCTATGACGAGCTCGTGCGAATGTCTGAGGCCGGTGGTGGGGGACACCACATCACCACTCGTGTGCGCGGACGAGCCGCTTCTGCAGCCTCATTGATCCTCCAGGCTGGCGACGTACGTCTAGGTGGGCAGATGGGCTACATCTACATCCATGAGCCGCTACTGACCTTTCACGACCAGACGATGGCTCAGGTACGCAATGAGCTCGAGTTCAGCGAGAAGTGGGTCGAGCGCTACATCAAAGCTCACACCCGTTGCAAGCTGTCTTACAACGAGTTCCGTGAGCACATGCGGGACAAGGAATGGTATTTGGCGATGGATGAAGCCGTTGCCCTTGGCATTGTGGACGGCATCGGATGAGTAGCGTGCAGGAGCAGCTCGAAGCGCAGAACAAGCCGCTGCCAAAGTGCTACGTCGAATGGAGCTTTTCGTACCCATGCGGAGAGGTTGCCTGCCGTGAAGAAGTGGGTGAACTGACGGAAGCCCAGGCACGTAAGTACGTGGATGAAGCCAGCGGGCGGAAACTATTGCAGCGCACTGTCACTGACTGGTATGAGGTCGAATGAGCGACGAGTTGGTGGACTATACGTATACGGATCTCACGCCCGACCTTATCGACCGCGAGCTGGATAGGGTCAACTTCCTTATCACGAAGTGGAACAAGATTCTTGCCTGGCATAGGGCGCAGAAGGATTGGCGCGCGACTCGATTCGCCGTAGCCGAAGCCCGCAAGATGATGGCATTCACTGGTGCTGTCGGCAAGGCGAAGGCTCACGCAGCCGAGGAGACCGAGCAGGAGCGCATTGACCTCGATATCGCCAATGCCCAGCTTGGTCTCTGTGAACGCCGATTGTCAGCCCTTGAGAAAGAGCTGATCGCGATCGGAATGCGCTCCAAACTGCTGGCACAAGTATTCGGAACTGGTGGAGGAAACTTCTGATGGCCCGTAAGCCAATCCCTGACCCCATCAAGCTTCCTGCCCAGCCCAAGCGGGTCGATTCAATGAACCTCTCGCTGCCATTCACCATCGCAGAAGCACCGCGTACGTTTATCAACTTCCTAGCCTTGCATACGAATATCCCAAAGGCGTACCGCGACAAGATCGCGGACTGGCTGCTCGGATACAACGAGCTAGTCGCAGAGTATCTTCACGCCAATTACGGTCCTGTTGGTTTGGTGGCTGGAGACGCTATCGCCCGTGAGGTTGGCGAACACTTCCTGGCGGCAATCACCGAGCAGTACAAAGAGGCTGAAGGCGAGTTCTTCAACCGGCTTGAAGACGAGATGCGCGATGAGTAGCGCCCAGATCCCCATCTCCTACGGAGAGGTTCTGTACGTTGCACTTTCGCACGTCCTCGACTATCTCGAGGAGCACGGTGAATACCCGCATGGTATGGCCGCGAACATCCGTGTAGTGCTCGCCTCCTATGACCATGACCGCACGAAGCTTCTTCAGTCGCGCGGCATCTCGGAGGTTGCAGTGAAGCGCTACACAGCGCAGTCAGCGGAAGGCCTCGCAAAGTGGCTTGACAGCAAGGCGTTGCGTGACGAGAGCTCGGCAGAGCACTTCCAGGAGTGGGCGAAGGAGCTGGGTCTTGAGTGAGATTGTGCTTCGACTAGTGGGAAAGTACCCCGATGAGGGTTGGCAGGACCCGGAGACTGGCGAGGAGTTCTTCAACTCCACTCTAATCGCTGAAGGTCACGGCGAGGTCGGACGATTTCGCATCGATCGCGACGCTACTGACCGCCCAGTGATTACTGCGGCTGATGAGTTTGCGTTGATCGCCAAAGATCTGGATCCCGCTCGCTGTCAAAAGGATCGGCTTACCGAACTTCAGTCGCCCTTCGGCTTCACCATCCTGCGGTGTGATGCTGCGAACGGCTATGTCGAGTATCGAGTTCTCGATGACGACGTTGTCTGGTGGGACAAGCCGAACGAGGAAACCAACCTTCGCTTCTGCGTGAGGAACTTCCACGACTGGGAGGCCGTCATGGACGCGCCAAGTCAGTCCCAAAGCTACACCGAAACAAAGTACCTGGGGGAGATGTGAACTCCGTCCGCGTGCGACTGGAAAGCCGCATCGCACAAGCTATTCGCAGTCACCCTCACTCGGACTACCAGGTTGCCCTGACGCTTACCCACGGCGCTGCGCTACTGACGATCCCCGGGGGTGATGCGTATTCCGTTCGAATTACTCAAGAGCCAGACGGGCTTTGGCTCACTCTGGAATTCAAGGAGAACGTGCTGTGAAGCTACTTAGTTCTTTGCGTCAGCTGTTTCAGAATCTTTCCGGCGAACTGAAAGAGCCGGACCTTACCCCGGGCGCTTGGCTGTGCTACTACATGGGCGACTACCTCTTCGCACACCCCGAAGAGAAGACGGTGAAATCAGCAGTCATTGAGCTGTCCAATGGTGAATTCATCTGGGCTACAGAGACTCCCGAATGGGACCGCGACTGGTTCGAGGATCTCGGTTTCAACTTCCCATCCCGCTGGACGCTGTATAGCTCTCTAGCTGGGACTGACGTACAGATGAGAGGACTCGGATCCTGATGCGCCCATCGCATTTTCACGCCCCCGCGTTGCCGAACAAGCTCCCTGACCAGCGGCCCGCGTATGACCGCGACGGCAAGCTGATTCACGATGGCAAGACGTGGCCGTTCACGAAGGTTTTGAAGAGCTTGCAGACCCACCAGCGCGAGGAACTGAGGAGAAGGACACGCAATGGCTGACTTTGACGCATTGGACGCTGAGCTTCGCGAGTTTGTAAGGCCTGCACCCAACTTCATTCAGCAGCTTGAGGCGATGCTCGGTGAGATCGTCATTCCGTGGCAGCGGGAGTTGCTTCGTCAGCTTGCGCGGATCCTCCTCCCCATTTAATGACCGAGAAGCAGTGCCGCGTAGAGGTCCCACGCCGCTCAGGTGGCCTATGCGAGCGTTGCGGCATCGGTGGTGGACTGTCTATGCACCACCGCAAGAAGAGGTCTCAGGGAGGCCTGTGGAGCCTTGACAACATCGTCCACGTGTGCGGACACGGAACTGTCGGTTGCCATGGGTGGATTGAACACAACCCCAACGCAGCACACTCTGAGGGCTATCACGTAAGGCCTTGGGAAGAGCCAGCTTCCATCCCGATTTACCAGCACCACCTGGGAAAGTTCACCCACATGAACCTACTGGGGGCCGAATATCATAGAGACATCGATCTACGAGACCCATGGTCCAGCAACTGATCCCGAACGAATTGAGAGCATATGAGCATCACCCTTCCTGAAGTCACTGTTGTTGGCACCCTCACTCGTGATCCCGAGGTCCGTTTTACTGGCGGCGGTAAGGCCGTGGTCAATGTGTCGGTGGCGACGAACACCCGAAAGAAGGACCCGGGTGGAAACTGGGTCGACGGCGACACCACGTTCCTGAACGGAACCATCTGGGATGTGTTCGCGGAGAATGTAGCCGAGAGCCTTTCGCGCGGAGACCGCGTTATCGGCCACGGCCAGATCAAGCAGCGCTCATTTGAGACCCGCGAGGGTGAGAAGCGCTCCGTGCTGGAAGTTGAGTTCGACTCCTTCGGCCCCGATCTTCGCTTTGCCACTGCAGCTCCGCAGAAGGGCGGCGCGCAACGCCAGAAGCCCACAGAAGATGCTTGGGGCGGCGACTCCAACAACGATGAACCGGATTGGTGAGCGAGAAGCTAACCCCCGGCGAGGCGCGTAAGAAACACGCTCGGTCTTTCAGGCAGTTCTGGGATGCCTATCCCAAACACACTGCCATCAGTGAGGCCGAGCGTGTTTTCGCTGACCTGGTCGAAAACAAGGGGCAAGATCCGGCCAAGCTCATTGAGTCCGCGCGCAACTTTGCGATGTCATGTGACCCGGACGACTTGACCTATGTTCCCGCAGCGCATTCGTGGCTAAAGCAGGGCCGGTACGACGACGTCGATCTTTTCGCAGACGAGCGTGCAGCCCAACGGAATTGGATGAAGCAGCAGTGGAAGACCACGAACGTAAAAGCTGTGGAGAACCGGTTCGGCATCAAGATGCCCAAGCAGTATCCACCCGACGACATGACCGACCCAGAAGCTATCCGCTTCTGGCACAGGGAGATTTCACGGGCATGGATCACCCAGATTTATAGAGAGAGGGTCGAGTGTCAGGAGACCGAGAGCCAGCCCACGACCTCCGAGCTGAGCAAGGTGTAATCGGAGCGCTCCTCCTGAACCCTGACGTGTTCTCCAAGCTGGAGGGCCTGAGGGCTGATCACTTCTATCACCCAACCAACGAACTCCTCTTTACGTGCATTCAGGGCATGTATGCGGAGGCGGTGCCTATTGACGCCATGACGGTATTCGACCGCCTGCGCCGAAGTAAGGATCTGCGTAAGTCTGGTGGAGCCCCCTACCTGCAGACCTGCATGGAGCACTGCAATGTGCCGGGGAACGTCGGTTATTACGCGCAGATCGTCACTGAGCAGTGGAAGATCCGAACCGTCAACAGCCTGGGGCAGAGGTTCCAGGCGCTTCATGACGACCCGGGCGAGATCCCGGAGGCGTTGGAGGCCGCGCGATCCTTCCTTGACCAGCTGGATGACATGCAGGAGGTCTACTCCCTTGGCTTCCGCGAACTATATGACCAGTGGTCTACAGCGCAGGAGGATGATCGTCCGTTCTTGCCAACACCCTGGATGAACGTCAATGACCAGCTCGGTGGGGGCTATCAGAGTCAGCGGCTGTATGTGACGGGCGCACGCCCTGGCTGCGGCAAGACGATCTTCGGCACGCAGGTGTCGTGGCATATCGCCAAGCAGGGGTACGAGACGCTGGTCTTCTCCCTGGAGCTCTCCAAGGACGACCTGATGGGCCGTCTTGCTGCATGTGGAACAGAGACCCCTTACAAGCCGATCTTCCGGCGCAAGATGGATCCGTCTCAGCAGGAGAAGATCAGCCGATGGGCCGCTGACAATGCAGAGATCCGTTTCACGATCGATGATGAGCCAGACCTCACCATCGAGGAGATCGCGCAGAGGTGCCGGGTGCACAAGCAGCGGTTCGGTCTGGACTTCGTATTCATTGACTATCTGCAGCTGGTCAAGTCTGCCAAGCGATTTGACTCGCGTGTGCTGGAAGTCGACTACATCGCGACCATGGCTCGTAGCATTGCGCGGCGGCTGGACTGTGCGGTTCTTGTTGCAGCACAGTTGAATCGCAGCCTCGAGCAGCACAACGGCAAGCCGCGTCTTCCGAACAAGTCGGACTTTCGAGAATCGGGCGGCATTGAGCAGACGGCTGATGTCGCTGTCATCCTGTCCCGTCCACCTACGTCCCATGGAGATGACGAAGACCAGGGCGTGCCACTGATGAACGCGTGCTTCGTGAAGAATCGCCAGGGCCCTGAGGATGTCGTGATCCTTGCTGAACGTTTCGACCAGATGCGGTTCGCGGCATGAAGCTCTGGAATTCAAACCAGGAGTGGTATCAGTACATCCAGTGTGGTGGAGATATCCGTTTCATCAAGGACCCCAACGAACTTGGCGAGAAGGATACTGCCGAGGTCCAGAGCATCTGTGGCGAATGTCCGGTACGTCCTGAGTGCTTGAAGGCTAATTGCGTTGACCGCCAGGAGAGTACGGTGTGGGTGGCTGGTGAATGGATTCCCGAGATGTTCGGGAAGACCCCCAAGGCGAAGGCGCGACGCGCGGAGTTCTATGCGGCCATGGCCCGCAGGATCCCCGAGGAAGAGGATGACCGGCCCGACTTCATCCGCTAGGCGGCAAACCCAACCAGTCAGTTGTCTGGTAAAGCCGAGTCCCCAGATGTTGACCCCGTGTGACCAGGGTTACAGTCTGCCAAACGAGACTTGGGAGGGCATCTGTGCATCGGTGGGGAGGCGTTTGCAGTTCATGTGGGTGCCGGTTGTCATACCCTCTCTGTATGGTCATTCCACTGACGGACAGTCAGCCGGGGAGGTTGAGGGTCTGTCGCGTAAACAGGTTCGGACGTAAAGGTAGCGGGTCGTTGAGTAGGAACCGGAAGTCGGCGAAAGCCGCAGGGGCGAAGTTCAATCGCCTCATTGTTGATGGGCTGCGAGAAGCATTGCAGGACCCCAACATTCAGGTTGCACCGAGCTGGGGGAGTGTTGACAAGGGCGATGTTGTCAACTTCCGTATTGACGGTCACGACATCGTTATCGAAACTAAGGACGTAGCTACATTAAGCCTTCCCGAAGGGGTTGGGGAGGCTAAAGTAGAGGCCAAGAACGCGGGAGCTCTTGCCGGGTTCTTCGTTCACAAGCGCAAGGGCACAACTGATCCCATGAAGCAGTGGGTTAGCTGCACCCTGGCCGAACTTGTCGCACTTGCAACAAAAGTCCCGGTACACGACCGGGACTGATTGAAGGGATACAAACCAAATGACCGCTATGATCGAGCGCCCACCTACGGCCAGCGACCTGGATCTTGATTGGCGCAGCAAAGCCGTATGTGACCCTGATGACCAGGAGTCGCATTTCCTCACCGTGGAAGAGCTGGTCGAGGATGGAGTCACTCCGGAGTTGGCTACCGAAATGGTGGCCTACGCCGAGCAGCGCGCAAAGGCCACGTGCTCACGCTGCCCCGTTCTGGACATGTGCCGTACCTGGGCTTTGGATAATGGCGAGGAATTCGGCATCTGGGGTGGGACCACTCCAGCTGAACGCGCAGCGATGCGCCCCGAGTGGCCTGATATTAAGCAGATCACCATGCCGGTAGAGGCACTGACTGGCGAAGCTCTCCACGCTCACAACGGTGTGGATACTCGCTACCGCAACCGCCTGGAAAAGGCACGTGCCGCCCATGAGCTGGTGACAGCTCGTCCCGACTTCGCTGTGTTCCATCGCCGTGTCGGGCATCAGAGTCGCGCAGCATGCCTGGATGTGTTGAACGCGATCATTGCCAACCCTTCCGTTCCAACCACGGATCTAGCTGCACGCATTGGGAAGTCATCGAACTTCTTCAGCCAGCTCTTTAGCTTGGTATGTCGCGAACTGGGTCTTTAGCAAACTCAGGCTTGCGCACCATAGCTATATAATGTAAGTAGCTGCTGTAGAGCTACGCTCCAGTAGTCGCCCCGGTCGATGTATCTAGACGCCCTCTCACGCGCCGCCGACCGGGGCTCTACTTTTTCTCACCCACATGAACCCGAATCCCGTCGATACGATTATTTCCATGGATGGAAACGACTGGGGCGCAACGGCATCGCTGAATGGCAGCATTCAGACGATGGCGGAAATCATTGCGACACAGCAGACTACGATCCACCTTTTGTCTAGCCGACTAGACAAAGCAAGAAGTGCCTTGTCAGATATCCGCTTCGAAACATATGGGGTTAGGCACCGTCACGGTGCCATCGGTTCGTTGCCGGTGGATCCTCTTGCTCGGGTTCAAGCAATCGCCAATCAGTGTTTGGAGGAACTCCGCGCATGAGGGCTCCTGACATCACTCTCAACCGCCAGGATGGGACCCCATACCTATTGCGGTGGCACGTCATTCCGCGCAATAAGCGCTTCAACATCTACCTTCACAAGTTCCTCGGGTCGGATGACGATCGCGCACTTCACGACCATCCCTGGTGGTTTGTGTCGATTCTATTGAAGGGCTCCTACTGGGAGCATCGCGCGGACGGATCACGGAACCTGCGAAAGGCCCCGAGTATCGCGTTCCGGCGAGCGACCGTGGCCCATCGTGTGGAGCTGGTGCCTCTGCCGATATGGAGCTTCGAACACGACCGGTGGTACGAGAAGCCAGCCACCACCCTGATCATCACTGGCCGCGTGACTCGTGACTGGGGTTTCCACTGTCCAAATGGCTGGAAACACTGGCGAAAGTTCATCAATCACAACGGATGTGGAGAGAAATGAATCCCCTGGTTATCCCCCTGAGTCTGAGCCTCCTCGGCATCATCCTAGTGTCAGGCTTCGTCCCGTTTCCTTGGGTTGCGCTGCTCTGGATTGCTAGCGGTGTAAACGGTTACCTCCCCGGTAAGGCAGCCTGCGAGTGAGTGAGCACGAAGGCCACGTCCACGTGGACGGCGAGAACCCGATGGTTCCCGCCGATTCGATTGAAGCCCGTGAGCGCTGGTCTCGAGTCCCGGGCCGCGCTCTGAAGCGCAGCCTCGCCGTGGGACGAGGGGAGTACAACCCGAAGCGGTCGCGCGTTCGCCGTCGCATCCACCGCATCCGCCGACAGAAGGCATGGATTTGACCACGCTCATCGTCGGCTCGGTAGCCGCGAAGCACTGGTTTCCCGACTGGCGGGAACCGAAGGACGTGGACCTCTTCACGAACGAGCCAAACACCTCACTCGCGGACCCATCTATCCGAGGGGACGCATTCTGGGATCCCCGGCTGTACGAGATTCTGGAGTTGACGGACAAGACGTCCGTATTCGCAAGCCCAGATCAGCTGTACACAATCAAGCACTCGCACGCCTACTGGGAGCTGAAGAACAACTCCTGGGGCAAGCACATGGCCGACATGCTGGACCTCAAGCGTAGGGGAGCCAAGCTCATCCCCGAATGGCATGACGTGCTCTACAGGGTGTGGGAAGACCTCCACGGCAAGAAGCAGGTGGACCTCACCCAGGAGTCGGACGAGTTCTTCACCGACGCGGTGAGGCGCATCTATGACCATGACTCCATCCACCACTCCGTGGCCTACACACCCGGGAAGCCCATCTATGACGAGTGCCTGAAGGACGGCAAGACGGTCCAGATGGACATGGGGAAGGTCTGGGCGATGCCCCATGCGCGCATCGTGCAGATGTTCCGCGAGGAGATCTACGTGACCGCACTGGAGCGGTTGGTGATCCCCAATGACTACAAGTACTCACCCGGGGCGGCATACCAGTGGGCCCTGCGCCGCACAATCACCTCCCTAACGAAGGGGAGAAGCGCTCAGTTCATCGTCAGCCACTTTGACGAGTTCCGTAAGCCGGATCTCGATTACGTGCAGTGGCACAAAGACAACAGCCACTTTTTGAAGCGATTGGAAACCGTATGAGCTACACCGTTGACGACATCACCGACCTCGCTACGACCTTCGTAGCACCCGGGATCGCCTGGGAAGGGCTCTACAACCTTCTGCAGATGGGTGCCTCTGTCGGTCTTCCGGGCATCGGCATAGCCACCCTTGTTGAGGCCCACACCCCAGAGAAGGAACAGGGCGTGAGTACACAGGTGTACTTCGTTTTCGAGGTGAGGAGTTTCTCGGGCATTCGCCATTTCAAGCACAGTGGTTATGCCACTTCCTATGACGGAATCCACTGGGGTGGAGACACATTCGAGGTAGAGGCCGCGCACGTAAAGAAGGCTGACTGGAGGTCTATCTGATGAGCTACACAATCAAGGAACTCAACAAGGCGATCGAAGACGAAGAAAACGAGTGGTCCGGTAACTGGTTCGAGTTCGAAGATCTGCTCGAGTACGGGGATGAAGAGGTAGTGATCCCTGGCATCGGGCGAGCGACCTTTATCGATCAGTACGGCGGCGAAGGAAAGGGTGAAGACCTTTGGATGATCTTCAAGGTCACCAGCCTTGATGGCACTGAGCGCCACTTCCGACGCAGTGGCTACTACGCATCCTTCGTGGGCGGCGACTATGACGGCCCTACAAGGGAAGTAAGGGTCACGCAGAAGCTTATGAACGTATATGAGGAGATCAAGTGAGCTACACCGTCGAGGATATCGAAGAGCTGGTACAGGATACCGGCTGGGATGTGACCTACATTCCGTACAAAGAGACCGAGCCGAAGACTGAGCACATCACCGGCTGGCACGAGTTCGAGGAATACATCGGGGTGAGCAAGGAGCGGTGGAACCCGGACGCCCGCAAATTCGCTCCGATCCCCGAGTCGGAGATTGATTACAAGTACTTCGAAGGCTTCGGGCGTATTGAGCTTGAGGACACCTTCGGAGGCGAAGGTCAAGGCGACCAGTACTGGTTTGTCTTCAAGATTACCGATGATAATGGCGAGGTTCGCTACTTCCGTCGTGATGGGTGGTATGCCTCCTTCAATGGTGGCTACTACGACGGACCCACCGAAGAGGTTGTCTCACAGGAGAAGACCATCACAGTGTGGGTCAAGAAGTGACCCCAGAAGCGATCACTGAGGTCGCTCGCCGGATCGCAATCGAACACCTCGAAGACGGAATCGAGTTCAGCTCTGTGTATGAGCGCGATGAACTCATCGAGGTTGACGAGGACGTCCTGCGTGGGATCCACGACCAGGCCAATGATTTTCTGAACGAAGCAGCAAGGGAGCTTGGCGCGTGAGTGTCGGGGAAGTGATGACCACCTCCTCCACGGGAGGGCAGAAGGCGGGCAACGACGTCCGCATGTCCCTGCTGCCGGTGCGTGAGCTCCTAGAGGTTGCGGAGCTGTACGGCAAGGGCGCGAAGAAGTACTCAGACCATAACTGGGCCAAGGGCTATGAGTGGTCTAAGTCGTACGACGCGATGATGCGTCACGCTATGGCGTGGTGGAATGGCGAAGAGTTCGACAATGGCGAGGGCGGCACCGGCCTGGAGCACCTCACCGCCGTGATCTTCCATGCTTTGGCATTGATGTATTTCCGCAAGAACTTCCCCGAGTTCGATGATCGTTTCAAGGGCCCGAAGGGGTTGGAGAAGTTCCGCGACTAATGCGCTATTCAGAAAAGGGCTGGATCGGCCTGGTGGTGTACATTGCCGCCGTTGAATACTTTGCGCCCGAAGATGAGAAGCTCAGTCACCAGTTTGATAGGTGGCTGAGCTCTCGTCTTGGTTGGGCTATTTGTCATGCCGCCGTGGCTATTACGGGGCTCCATCTCCTGAACTACCTGAGCGAGAGGGTCGATCCGTACACGGGTTTCGGTCGAAAATAACTACCCACATGATCCCATTTTACCGAAATAGACTGGGACACATGGAAACTTTGAAAACACCAGGGACGCGGCTCCCATTCCACTACTCCAACGGACACCTCACTGTTGCGCTGGAGGATGGACGCTACCTCCTAATCGTCGCAGGCCCCGACACGCTCGTAGCGTCTCCAAAGAGCGTCTGGGTGCAGACCGTAGAAGAGCGGGGCGAGATGGCTGACAGGCTGTTCGCGGCCTTTCTCGCTGGTACGACCCTCGACTGCTTCGCGGCCCCCGAGTGAGCGCTACGGGCGAGTTCGAGCATCTCGGTCAGCTCGAAGCCATTGAGACAGACATGGGCGTGACCGTCCGGGTCACTGAGAACATCTTCATTCAGGTGCTCACCCATAAGAGCGGTGAGCCACATGCCTTTCTCGTGTCCGGTGAGCAATTGCATGTCATGACAGAAGAATTCATCGCCCATTGGGACAAGCTCACCACCGCGAAGCTCGAAGAACAGTTCCAGAACTGAGATAGGCAGACATATGACGGATGCGAAGATCCTGGCAATCGATATCGAGCGCCAGTCGGCTTTGGTTGACGGGGTGTGGGAAGGCAAGCAGTACGGCAGTTGGATCGCCCCCGAACGCGTTATCGAGCCTCCTCGCACCATCTGCTTCGCCTACCGGTGGATTGACGACCCCGACCACAAGACCAAGTTCGTTGCCGAATGGGATGGGAACCTCCCGCAGGACAACCAGTCTCACACCCCGGGTGGTGGACATCAGAACATGGTGGAGCAGGCTTGGGACCTCCTGTCGGCAGCTGACTACGTCGTCGGGTACAACAGCAAGAATTTCGACGTCAAGCACCTCAATACTGCGTTCTGGTACTACGACCTAATGCCACCAGCTCCTCATGTGGACATCGATCTCATGAAGGAAATCTCGCGAAACTTCAACCCATACGCCAAGTCAATGCGCTACGTCGCAAAGGCAAAGGCGATGGAGGGCAAGGAGAACACCGAGAATGGCCTTTGGCGCACACTGCGCTTCGGCCAGGGCGATGTGCTACGCCGTGCTCGTCGGTCAATGAAGAGCTACAACATGCGCGACGTCGATCAGACGGTGGAGCTCTACTACGACACCCGTCCGTGGCTGCGTGGAATGAACCTCGGGTTGTGGACCGAGGACGGCGAGATGCATTGCCCAAACTGCAATTCCACGCACATCACCAAGCAGGGCACTCGAAAGAACGCCACTCGTGTTTACACGCGCTTCCAGTGCCAGGACTGCGGTAAGTGGCTGAAAGACACCCATTGCATTGCATCCACCAACGTGACAGGAATCTGACTATGAAGAACCAAATCGAAACCACTTTCAAGATCAACAGCAACGACACCGTTAGCATTGGTTTCAATGGCATTCCCATCGACCTAGCTGGTGAGTTTTTCTCTTGGCTTGGCACCGCCGATGGAATCATGGCGCTTTCTGACGCGTTTATTTTGGCTGTGAAAGAGTCAGGCCTCTTCCCGGAAGAGGTCGTCAAGGCCCTGGAGCAGATCTAGGTGAGCCTGCGCCCCGATGACACAGTGCTTATCCGCCAGCTCGAAGAGGTTCTCATCAGCGAGCTTGACCGCCAGCATCTGGACGGCGAGATCGAAGAAACCGCAACGGGCGAGGTCTATTTCGATGCCGTTGACGGCGAGCTGAGTGGACGCCCTGACTGGTACAAGGCCGTCACGAAGGTGATGGAGGCTTACTGGGCCGAGGAGGGACGCTGATGGAGACACCTGAGCTGATCTGGAAGCCAATCCCTTTCCTGGACCAGCGGTATGAAGTGTCCAACACAGGTATCGTTCGATCGTTGCCGTTCACCCGGGAATTCACCCGCAAGGACGGCACGACATGGAAACGCAACTACAACGGCTACTACCTGTCGCGGCGAATTGGCCGGAACGCCAGTAAGAACCGACCAGCTGATGACCATCTATACGTGTCGATTCATCGTGGATCCGGGCGTACTGCGAGTTGGAGTCTGCTCTTACGGGTAGACACCCTAGTCGCTTCTGCATTCCATGGCGTGCCGTACAACCGAGCTGATCAACGTGAAGTGCAGAAGTGGCGTGTCCACCACATTGACGGTGATCCACAAAACTGCGACGCCGACAACCTCGAGTGGCGTTCACGTCTCAGCACTCAGCCAGGCGATGTGGACAACCACTCGAAGAACCTTGCCGAGTTCCGGGCCTCTACCGACAACGTGATGGAGCGCCTGTTCGGAAACGTTGCGTGAAGCAGCTCATCTACCTCTACCACAGGCTATTTCACTTCAGACGTGGGTCTCAGCGCCCCGTGACCGTAGCCGAATTACTCACCACCGAAATCTAGGAGCCGTCTATGCCGCCCACAATGTGGATCACCCTGATCCTGCTCATCGTTGCCGGAATTGCCGTTATTGCAACTCCGATCGCGCCCCACAAAGATCGATACATCCCACTCCTCACCGCTGCCGGTGCCGGTGTATTCGCGCTGATCTTCGGTATCTTCGCTTCGATTACCACCGTTGGTACTCGACAGATTGGTATCGAGACCACGTTCGGGCGACCGAATGGCTCAACGCTGTCCAACGGCCTACACTTCAAGGCCCCGTGGGCGAACGTCACTGAGATGGACGGGGCGATCCAGATCGACCAGCACAAGGGTGATAACCGCATCAAGGTTCGTCTAGGTAACTCTTCCACTGCAGACGCGGATGTGTCAGTTCGTTGGCAGATTAAGCAGGAAGCCACGCCAGAGCTATTCGTCCAGTACAAGACATTCGACAACGTTCGAACCAACCTGGTCACCCGAAACCTGCAGGTTGCATTGAACGAGGTGTTCGCAACGTTCGACCCTTTGGCCCCGAAGAATCTCGACCAGTCTCCACTGCCAGAGCTGTCGGAGCAGGCCCGCAAAATCCTTGCAAGCAAGGTGGGCACCCAAGTCGAAATCTTGGACGTAGCTGTCCCGACGATCGACTACGACGAGGGCACCGAACAGAAGATCAATCAAATCAACCAGTCCCGCGCTGCCACCTCGGTGGCCCTGCAGGACCAGAAGACTGCCGAGGCCCAGGCCCGCGCAAATGAGATTCTGTCAAGCTCCGTATCACGCGACCCCAACGTGCTGGTCTCCAAGTGTCTGGACATCGCCAAGGACAAGGGCATTGCGCTCCTCTGCTGGCCGACGCCGGTCATGCCGACAGTCCCCACCAAGTAGGTGGGGACGTGTCCGACGTCGATGTGATGGCTGCGATCATCGAGAAGCATGGGCGCACTAACTTCAAGAACGCGCAGGTCGTAAGTGGGTTGTATCGAATTAGCCCATTGTCCGCAAAGGAAGCCGCAGAGGCTCTCGTGAAGGCCGGGTTTGGGGCAACCACCAAGAGTGCTAACAAGGCCCAGAACGCAAGCCTGGATGAGCTTGAGCGCCAACTGGCACGCCTTGAAGGATGGGCTGGGTTGCCACAGTGACCGGTGCTGAACTTTACGACCTGTGGCGTCCATGTGGCTCGAAGTACTGGTACGAACTGGAGCACGAAGAGCAGCTTCGCTGGGAAGATTTGGCACACAGACTGGGCGACTCAAGAAGCAATGCAGACTACCGCCGAGGCTATGACGCCGGTTATGACGAGGGATACGACATGGGCTACAGCGATGCAGAGAGCGAAGCCAAGAGCTCGTGAGATAATGGGTAGAGGAACCCATTGCCGACTTCATCGAAGAACGGCCCGCGCTCTCTCGGTCGTACTGGCGTCAAGTTCGATAAGGCGAAAGCCCGCGTACTACGTGCAAACCAGATCTGCGACGAATGCCACGAGTTCATTGACCTGAGCCTCAAATGGCCTGACCCGATGAGCGCGACCGTAGACCACATCATCCCCGTGAAAGATCTCGCCTGGGATGACCCACTCTGCTACGACGTTTCGAATCTCGTTCCCTGCCACCTGGTTTGCAATCAGCGTCGAGGCGGGAAGGCGAAGAAGAAGGTCAAACATCCCACGTCAAGGAACTGGCGGGAATAGTCACAGCAAACGCGTGCTAGAATATAGATGTAAGCACAGTGTCTGTGCATCAAAGACTTTCAGGCAAGGACTCACCACATGGCGAATCAGAACAACAAGCCCGTAGCGGGAACTCCACAGGCTGACCTGTTCCGCTCGCAGGTGGTCGAGGCCATCTATGGGTCGGCTGACCGCGACAAGTGGTCACAGGCGAAGGCTCACGGATGGTGGAACGGCACCATTCCGGCTGATGACGGAACCTTCCCAACCAAGCAGTAAGCGTAGGCTTTCTCGACGTTGGGCCCCGGTTCCTCAGTGGATCGGGGCCCGTTTTTATTCGCTAGAGGTTCATGTGGGTGGGCCGTAGACTTAGTTCACACCGGTTACCGGAGCCGGAAATCCCGGTGATATGGGCGTGGTCCAAAGGTAGGACAACGGATTCCAAACCCGTTAGTGGGAGTTCGATTCTCTCCGCCCGTGCAATGCCTCTGTGTGGCATGACATTTGAAAATTCCATAGAGATATAGATACTTCAATGGGGCTGACAGGTATTCGATTGCGTGTCAACTTACTGAGAAGCGTGCCGGGCCCGCAACGCCCGTAACAGTGCAACCACAATAACTGCAGCTTCTGCTCAGTCCGACTACGCCCTAGCTGCGTAGTCCGGTGGGGTACCACGGTTTACCCGTTCCGTGTACCAATCCACCGTCGCGAATACGGGGAACTCGCAATGACCAGCTCTCAGGCGACAAACTGTGCTGGAAGATCGGTCGAGAGTCTGAGGTCTCGATTCGGACAGGCGTCCACCCCAACCGACCCAATCGGTGGACTACGCACGTAGAAGACTGTGACAAGTCACGTAACATCCCGGTTCAATTCCGGGCAGCTCCACGAGAGGAAGATTCGGGTTCGAGCCCCGACTGGCGGCGTAGGCTGCCGGTAGTGCAAAGGGAGAACATCCTCGTTAGTCAGTGTGGCCCCGGCTGTCAGACCACATGCGCAAGTACAGGTAGCTCCAGGAAAGCGTCGGTCGTACGGGGAATGTGGAGAGACATCTCCGCGCGACCATCGGGATGCCGGTGGCCATATGGATGGCAGGGTAATCCCGCAGTAGGTTCCGATAAAAAGGATCCGACCTGAGGTGCCGTACCTGGGCCGTGTCGTCCATCATCTGCTTGTAGGGAAGTTTGGCCATCCCGCCTGGTTTGGGTCCAGGAGATCGCGTGTTCAAATCGCGCCTGGCAGACGTTGGTCATCACGTATGATGACCGTACGGGTGTTTTCGGCTCCGTCTCATCTCTAAGCAGGACGGGCAAGAGGGTCGCACAGGTCGGAAAGCGCGCTGACACTGGCGACCCTCGCTCTTGGCCTGTAGCTCAATTGGTAGAGCAGCGAGCTGTTAACTCGCGAGGTGTAGGTTCGAATCCTTCCAAGCCAGCCATGTCAGTGTGTGCATGCGAATCGGCGAGAAGCCGAGCACTGGCTCCAATCTCGTCGCGAATAGGCGATCAACGCAGACTGTAAATCTGCTCCTTCGGGTGTGCAGGTTCGACTCCTGACGGCGAGACAATGAGACTGGTGTGGAACGAACTGAAGGCTTGCGGCAAGCAGAAACGTTCCCCCGCCCGCAAGGCCAGTCTCAGCATTGATGATTGGTGTAACCGGCAGCACACGTGGCTCTGAACCACGTAGGTCTTGGTTCGAATCCAGGGTCATCAGCATTTGGGTCAACCGGTAGGTACCTGCCATGAGTTGGCTGTCCGCAGTGTGCGCCAGGCTGCGTCATGAATTCTGGGGCGATGGAAGGTCCCGCTGAATGGTCGGCAACCGGCGTCGAATACCGGGGCAGGCAGTGCGTCCTGGGGGTTCGATTCCTCGACTTTCCGCTCTAAAGACTTCCACCTGCCTGAATGGTGGCTGAACAGGTGCACTGAAGATCGCGTCGGTGCTGAAATGGTGGACCATGGAGAGCGCAACTAGTTAGGTGACTAGGCCCGGTTGCTAACCGGAGCGCTGTTCGCAGTAGGTTTCGAATACCTGCCTCTCCGCTCACCCACACGAACTCCGTTGTGGGAGATATAGTTAAGATATTCGGGGCATGGCCCATAAGCCACCGCAAGGTGGTGAAAGGTGGGGTGACAACCCACCACCCGCAAGGGCAATCCATGCAATCCAATCCTTGAGCAGTCAGAGATGGCTGCCAGGTTGCGAGTTACGCCCCGTCCAACGGCAAAGTGCTGAGGACACCATCACGTACGTGCGTGTGAAAAGGCTATCGAACAAGCGCCCTGTGGAGCGGAAGGAACTGAGTCCGAGCTTCGCAAGCAAGGGCGTGTTCCATGATTGATCTCGCGTCGGGCGACGGCTCGCAATGCGGTTGAGAGAGAGTGTAATTAGCCCCGCCAGGCGAAAGCACGAGAGGCGTGAAGCATTCTGTGCCCCAAAAGGGTTCGGAACTTCATGGGGAAGCACGTCTCTAGTCAAATCATTCTCCGCTGCGAGAATGGCGTAGACCAACGGTAGGTCACCAGTTATTGGAAACTGGATGTGCGGGTTCAAGTCCCGTCGTCAATAAAAAGCAAAAGTCCTTCCCCTGCCGAGGAGCAAAAGCGCCTTAATCCCAGACCCTCGGGAATCTGGGCCGCACAATAGTCCCGCAAGGTGAGTGCGGTTTGTAGGCAAGTACTGCAGCAGTGAGACGGCCATCTCATCGCGAAGGGAAAGCCGCAGAGTAGCTTTCGGCATAACGAGTGGTTCACGGTAACGGACCAGGCGTGAGAACTAGGTCAGGGATGGCCTGGAGAAGCAGCGAATCCATAATGCTGCGAAAGGTTCTCGATAGCGGGTGTACTCTCAGCCTCTAACAATCGACTCTTAGCTCAGTTAGGTAAGAGCGACCGGTTGAAGCCCGGTGCGCCCCCGTTCGATTCGGGGAGAGTCGGCGTGTAAGGGAAACCAGGTTCCACAGCTACTGGTGAAAAGCTGGGCACTCCACGTAAAAGGTCGCGTTGACTCGCGCGGATACGGTAGGCGACGAACTGTCCTGCCGGAATGAGTCACCATACATAGCGGGTTAGAGAAGCTCGGCCATCTCGCAAGGCTCATAACCTTGAGACCACCGGTTCAAATCCGGTACCCGCCACAGGGTCCGCTCGCCAGCACCTCCCAGGAGAATTAGTCTGGTCCCGAAACCCACGGAGAAGGTTAAAGAGTCGGGCTATCCCGTTGTTGGGCAATGGAGCGCCCACCGCCCTACGAAGGCGCAACGCATGCAGGTTCGAATCCTGTCAACGGGTCTGAGCGCTGCCGGTACAAAGCCCGAAGGAACAGAGATGCCATGCTGCTCTGGCCAGCGCCATACCTTGTGTAGCTCAATGGCAGAGCCCCTCGCTGTGACCGAGGTTATCGCGGTTCAACTCCGCGCACGGGGACGTACAGACACCGAAAGGCCAATATGACTGACAAGCTGCGCACGGGCATCGCCCATATCGACATCGTCAAGGCGGTAAACGACCTGATTGATCGTATGGATGCCCTTGAGGACTTCCACTACGCAGTGGAAGAGAAGCCGGTAGCCAAGAAGGCCCCCGCGAAGAAGGCAGCACCCGCCGCAGAATAGCGGCTTAGGGCGAAGTGAGTGAGTGGCTAGCTGGCAGGCTGCAACCCTGACCCACGCCGGTTCGATCCCGGCCCTCGTCTCGACGCGCTCGGTGAGTAGGAGTCACCGTAAAGCCGACGCGGCAATATCGGCACCAAGCTCCAATAGCCCAACTGGCAGAGGCGACAGGCTTAGACCCTGGAGGTTGTGGGTTCGAATCCCTCTTGGAGTACCGGTTCAAACAGCCCTCACGGGTGCCGACCGCCTCGGGTCGGTTAAATGCTGAGCATGGTCGGCTAGGCAAACCTGGCAAAGCCGCCGAGTTCAAACCTCGGTGTGTGCGAGTTCGATCCTCGCGCCGACTACGTGAAAGTATTCGATGTCGAGACGACCACCGGCACGATGTTTGTGTACGGCAGGAGGATGACTCCTGAGCTCGCGGTGGAGAGGGTGAGCAGGGAAGGGCTGGTGGTTGTCGGGTGTAAGCCGACGACAATTCTTACACGCTCCAGTCGCGACGCATACCGCGCTGCTTATCCGCATGTGTGGGAGGCGTTTCCGGCAATGAATTGATATTGGGCGTTGGTGAAACGGAATCACCCCGAGCTTTTACCTCGCGTGTTGAGGGTTCGAATCCCTTGCGCCCTACCAACAATGGGTTTGTAGCTGAGATGGTTTAGCTCCGTCCTCTTAAGTCGGAGACGTAGGTTCGAGTCCTACCAGACCCACTGGTTCGTCGTCCAACGGTAAGGACACCGATCTGATACGTCGGCAATCACAGTTCAATTCTGTGCGAACCTACCAAGCGGTAGTTCCGGAAAGTGCGTGGCCTCCTAAGCCGCTGCAAGGGTGTTCGAGTCACCTCTGCCGCTCCATGCGAGTGTGATGTTTAACGGTTTAGCATCCCTGTCTTCCAAACAGGTCGTGCCAGTTCGAATCTGGTCACTCGTTCTCATGCCTGGTTAGTCTGGGACGAAAGCTGGCTTACATCCAGCCAAGCGGGGTTCGATTCCTCGACTGGGTACGCCACAGGCCACTTGCAAGGGCACCTGTTCAAAACGCCTATGCACCAGGCCTCATTAGCTCATCTGGCTAGAGCACTTCCTTAGTAACGAAGAGGCGCGGGGTTCGAGACCTCGATGAGGCCCTACAGGGTTGTCGGCTCCGTTGAGGTAACCGTCCAAGTTCAGACCCAGTCTTGTCAAAACGGGGGCCTTGGGGGCGCATGTTCCAAGGTGGCGACCGATCCTTGCAAGATTGGTGTGGTCGCGTTCAATTCGCACCGTCTCCACGGGAGTTTTGGCCAAGCAGCTCCAGGGTTTGATTCCCAGAAAGTTGGCTCAGGTTGTTCGTACCTGCCCCAGTGGCCTCGAAAACCACTGGGGGCAAACGTTCTTTCGAGTCGTAGCTTAGAGGTCTAAAGCACCGCCCTGTCACGGCGGGGGACGCCGGTTCAAATCCGGTCGACTTGACGTGAGTAGAGAACGGGTACTGTCTGTCACCCTCTCGGATTGTCGTGTGGACACATTCCGATCTGGGGGCAAAGGCGGTCAAAACCAGAACAAGCGCGAGACGGGCGTGCGGATTACGCATGAGCCTTCTGGCGCGGTGGGTGAGTCGCGCGAGGAGCGTAGCCAGCTGCAGAACAAGCAGGCCGCGTTCAGGCGCATGGTGAGCTCACCAAAGTTCCAGCTATGGGTGAAACGTCAGGTGGGCCGCGAAGACCTACAACGTGCCCAAGTGGAGCGTGATATGTGGCCGGTTAACCTCAAGACAGAGGTTCGTGAATCCGGCAAGTGGGTTGAGCAATAGCCCTAAGGTCCATTGGTGTAGTGAGAGCACACCACCCTCTCAAGGTGTTGGTGCGGGTTTGATTCCCGCATGGACTACTCGAAGAGCCCTCAGCGAAAGCTGGGGGCATTTTTCGTACCCACATGAACCCCGAATCGCTCAATAGCATTGGTATATGAAGGAATTCAGAAAGTACTTGAGCATCACAATCGTCGCCCTGAGCGTGGTTGACTTCGTAGCGTCGGTAGCGGAGTTGATTGAGAACATCAAGATGGAGCGTCAGGCATGACATCGAATCCCTATGACTTCGAGAGGATTCCGACTGTCACGCCGGAAATGATTTTGTTCGCGCGCGACATTATATGGCGCGGGATTTCTTCCGGCCCATCTAGTCCAGGCACGGACCGAATCCGAGAGGTCGCGCTATGGCTCGGAGAGCGTGCTGAGACTTACCAGGCACTTGAGGAGCAGGAGGCTGTCGAGAAGGCCTTCATTGCCGCCGTGGAAGAGGAGGCCGGACAGGGGTGGACTTATCCAGGCGCGATCCGGAAAGTTCTTTCAACCTACAAGCTGGAGAAGCTATGAAGCGCCTGGACGATTGGGCTTGGTACGTGTCACTGGCGATGGGTGGGCTCGTGGTCATCCTGGTCCTAATCTTCCCGGTGTTGATGGAGCTGAGGTGGGGGCATTGAACCCTCTCGTTCCATACTGGTCGGGCGTACTCGTGGGGGTTCCGTCAGGAATGTGCGTCATGGGTTTGGTCTATGACCTGCCGCTGACACTATTGCCGGTTGCGATGGTCGTTGCGGTGATCGGCCTATTGGTGACGGTTGTGGGTGCCTTGCTATGACGCGCCGCGTTCTGGTTACAGGTAGTCGGGCCTGGCCGTCCCGTAAGTTCGTACGTTCCGCTCTGAATGCCCAGCTTGCGATTGCAGGGAAGCGCGGCCAGGGCGATCTCGTTGTGGTGCAGGGGGAGTGCCCGAGCGGTGCTGACCTGTTCGCATCGCAGTGGGCCGACGAAGCGATGGCTAAGGGCCTTCCGGTAATGAACGAGGGCGTTCCTGCGGACTGGTACCGAGACTGCGACCAGCACTGCACTCATGCCGTTCGGTGGAAGAACGGTACTCGCTATTGCCCGGTCGCTGGGCACCTGCGAAACCAGGAGATGGTCGACCGTGGTGCCGATACGTGTATCGCCTTCCCGTTGAAGGATTCACGCGGTACCTGGGATTGCATGAAGCGAGCAGAACGCGCGGGGATCTCGGTTACCAATTTCGGCTACAGCGGCCCGCTATGTTCACCACCAGCCAGTTACCACGTCGACCCACACACTGGACCGTGCGCTCTTGCACGGTGAGTTCTGGTTTGAGAAGTACCCGGTGATCCCAGGCAAGGGGTACCGCGATTCGGCATGCGACTACGACCCGGTGACCGTCTATGACGGCGCTCAGACCATGGGAGAAGTGAACGGCGATGAGTGAGCTGAAGCAAATGATCGTCATGCGCAAAGACCTTGGTATGCGCGCAGGCAAGATGGTCGCACAGGGCGCACATGCATCGCTGGCTGCGACGCTCGAATACCTCTCGGATCCGCGCGTTGAAGAGTGGCTGCAGGGGAGTTTCACCAAGGTATGTGTACGTGTCGAGAGTGAAGATGCGCTGATTGAGCTGTGGGATAAGGCAATTAAGGCCGGGATCCCGAACTCTTTGATTACCGACAACGGACAGACTGAGTTCCACGGCGTGCTCACAACTACCTGTTGTGCCATTGGCCCAGCGACCGCCGACGAACTCGCGCCGATTACAGGGGAGCTGAAACTGCTATGACCGCCTACTGGTTTAACCGCAACCCTGTGGTGATCGGGCCCAGAGCGGAATCCGACCACGCGCTAATCGAGGGGACACCGAACCTGCGCCGCGCGAGCCTGCCGAATGCTGTGCTCTATGGAGGTCCACTCTTGCGCGGACTCCTGCAGTCAGCCCCAATTGTGGGGGACCACAAGCACATCTTCGTGGACACTAAGGTCTCTATGCTGATGCCTGGTTGGTGGCCTGCGATTCCCGGGTGGCATACCGATGGTGTGCCGCGCTACAGCGCTGCAGACGAGACCGTGACCCCAGCGAATTGGGGCACGCCGTCCCTTCCGCTGCAGAATTACCGTTCCCTTGAGGGCTATTACCCGCGCTACCACACGCTGCACGTTGGAAACGACTGCCCGACTGTGTTCATTGATGGATTACTGCACCTGCCGATTAAGCACGACGAAGGCGAACAGCTCTACTCAGAATTAACTCGCCGGATTGATGGTTGCACGACCCTGCGGAAATTGGTCGCGCAAGAGGCTGTTTGGCACTCATGGGATTGGTGGAACATCCACCAGGCGTCGCAGGCTACTGAACGTGGATGGCGTCTGCTGATTCGCATCACAGAATCTGACCAACCGCCAGCGGATTCGGACTTCATCCGACCGCAGAACCAAGTCTATGTACCAAAGGAGTTTGGTTGGTGAACGTGTTGAATCCGTCTGAAGCGCAGAGGAAAGCGATGGCTGACTACCTATCGTTCAATGTCGATGAAGTGATCGGCCTCTACGAGGTAGACGCAATGATCGCTGCCGCTAACAGCGTCCCCGAGGGTGCGCCTGTTGGCACCATCGCACGACGACCAGACGGGGAGGCTGTAGCCATCCGGGTCCAAGGCGACCGAGACAAATTCTGGGGCTCGCCCCATTGGAGCTACAAGCCACTGTACGACTCGGAGTTGTTCGCAGAAGAACCTACCGATGCGGACGACGCAGACTCTTGGCCTGTCATCTACGACCCGACAGGGAAGACGCTCGATGAACTACACGCGGAGATCGATCGCCTCGATAAGGCGGAAGATAGCGCGCTCCGGGAGCGTGACTATTGGGAAGAGACCGTAAACCGAATCCTGTACACCTGTTCCTCGGTGAACGAGATCGGGGAATGGTCCAGCGCCAACGATCCTGTCGAGCGGTTCATTGAGCAGTTCAGGCCGGTCAAGCGAATCGACCCAACAGCACAACAGGAACCGGGAAAGTCCAACGAAAGTCAAAGTTCGGTTGACTTTGACGTTACGGCACAACAGGAACCGGCAATCGACTTCGTGGCAGACCATCAACAGAGGGTCAAATTCAAAGACGCCACCGGACGTAAACCCCGTGTCGTTGACCGTCTAGGGGTAGACGAGCAGGGATCGCGGTGGCGGGACCGTGACGGGGATGAATGGAAGTACCAGAACGGCTGGCGCTGGCGCGAATGTCCTGACATTTGGGCTGTCGGCAACCCGTCTCCCACATATGCCCCCTACACCGAAATCCTTGAGCCCCGTGTACTTCCGAGCCTGGATTGTGAAGAGGCTAGAGACGGAACGGTGTGGAGTCCTGTAGATGGCCGAATAGGGCGTCGGTACAAGTTCGTCTCAGGTTCATGGAAGTCGAAGGTTGGGGACGAGGAGTGGTACACCTTGCGCTCCATGGGTCTGCTCGAAGAGCGATTCGGGCCATTCACTGAGGTGATCGAATGAGCAATGTGTGGTTCACATCTGACCTACATATCGGCCACGAGAAGGTGGCCAGGGAACGCACTCGTGGATGGGTGCTACCACGCTACGTAGGCGCGGAGATCGACTCTCATGACGCGCAGCTGGCCCGTAACTGGGACAGCATGGTTGCGCCTGACGATGTCGTGTGGGTGTTGGGTGACATTTCGTCCGGCACCAAGACAGCGCAATTGAGGGCCCTGGATTGGCTGCGTGCTCGCCCTGGCCGCAAGCGCGGTATTCCGGGAAATCATTGTGGCCCACATCCTTTGCGCCGCGACTCGCATAAGTGGTTGCCCATCTATCTTGGCCAGGATCAACCCGACAGGCCTGCGCCGTTCGAGTGCGTTCAGTTGGCCGCGAAAGTTCGAATTCCGCTGAGAGATGGTCACGTGACCGCGATGCTGTCACATTTTCCGTACACGGGCGACCACACGGATGAGGATCGCTATCCCGAGTGGCGCCTGCCTGATTATGGGCATTACATCTTGCATGGCCACACGCATAGCCCAGAGAAGCTGAGTATCGGTGGCCGGGAGGCCAAGCGGCGTGGTGCTGCGCTGCGCAACAAACCAGCACGTATCAATCAGATTCACGTCGGTCTTGACGCGTGGGACGACAAGCCCGTGGCGCTTGATCAGATCATCGAGATAATCCAGGGCTTGGAGGATCGGCCATGATGCCAGGGATCATTGGAACCTTGGTCGGATTCGCCTTCGTCGCACTTCTCTTCGGGTGGATGTGGGCGGATGACAACAGCTGGTTCGGGTGGTTTGACCGCACGTCGATTAGCGATGACCGCCTTGCTATGCGTGCGCTCGCCCAGCATTCCAAGCTGATGAATGGCGAACCAGGCGCAGAGTACGGTAACTACCAGCCTGTCGATCTTGACTCAGATGACGTCCTGAAGTTCGCAACCGTGACCCTGCCAAATGAGCTCGACATCGAATCACACTGGGGCACAGAGCTATTACGCAGGGCACCGATAGTCGATAAGCTACGCGAGAATGCATACCACTACTCGCGGCTGGCGAAGCTTTTCCCAGACTCAGATTCCCGCCATGAACTGCGCAGCGCATTCCTTTCGTTATACGCAGACTCGGTCGACCGCGATGGCACAGCGGAGGCAATCAGTCGCGCTGAGACAGATGTCAAGACGGCGTCTGCCGTGATGGATGAAAAGCCTTACTATCTCGACCAAGAGAACCACTGCAATGCTCGGGCCCTTAAGGCGTCTGCAGATGCTGCACTTGTAATTCTGAGGGGTGCGCCATGCTGATCATTCCAATTATGGTTAACAACAAAGTGATTGGTGAAGTGTTTATCACTCGCCAGGAGATGTTCAGCCCTGACCGTGGTAGTGCATACGTCTACCGATGGGAAGCGGAGCAGCGCGAGGCAACACTACTTGACGGTACGAAGATCCCGAAGGCCAGCGCGTCAGGCACACTGCACCACCGATATTCGGATGGGTCATGGGCGCTCGTCGCTGAAGTCATGAAGCGAGTGGATGGGGCACTACCCCGATGAAATGGTCAGACGAAGACGAGGCGATCTTTGCCAGGATCCTGGGCGATGCGCCGCCACTCACTCAGTCGCAGCTGTCGCGGATCTCAGCCATTACTGGGCTTGTGCCAGTGGACGTCGATGTTATGCCCGAGCGGAGCCTGGGAAGCACTGCGGCCCTTGAGGTTGAGGGGATGCACGACAATCGAGTTGCATAAGGCCTCGATGAGGGCTCGTTTCGCATCCAGAGACATCTCGTCGTCGTAAAACTTGCCACGGTCATTCGCGGTGAGAATCCCATCGGGGATCGGGCGCACATTGGTTCGACGCAGCTTGTCCTCAACGTCATCAAGCTTCGCCCGCATGCGCTCATTAGCGATACGCATCTGGCTTGCGGTGAGTTCTCCGTCAGCGAAATCAATTGCGAGGGATCTCATTCGCTGCTTGATTGTGTCTAGCTCCTCACGCAGCTGGAGGGCTCTTTCCCGGTTGTCCTGATTGCCGGGAACCCAATGCCGACTCGACATTCTGCGCAGGACAATCTCCCTCACCCATTCATCCATACGCTCAACACGTCGGGTGACCTTGCCGCAGCTGACGTGCTTGCACCGGTAGATGGGGACATTCCCCTCTTTCCGGTGCTGTACGCCCACAGACATCTTGTGGCCACACTCGCTGCAGGTGAGTAGGCCGCCGAGGACGTACTTACGAACCTGGCGCGGCTGATGGCGTGATGGGTCGCTAAGGAGGGCATTCACAGCCTGCCAGGTGGTCTCGTCAATGATCGCAGGCCACTTACCCTCGCCCACGACTTCATCGTGGTAGGTGCGGACAGCTGCGTAGCGTGGGTTCTGAAGAATCCGGCGCACCGTGGTTCCGTTGAACAGGTTCCCTCGGGGAGTCTTCAGACCAGCGTCATTCCAGTGTTTTGCAACTGAATAGAGGGTTTCGCCCGACAGGAGCATCTTGTAGCCACGCCTCAGGGCCTCAGCTTCCTTGAGGACAATCTTCGGCTTGTCATGGTCACCGTTGTATCCGAATGCGCGGGGGCCCCAGCCTTTACCAGATTGGGCCATCTGGAGAAATGCGCGCTTCTGCCTTGCCGACTTCCGCTCCACCTCAGCCCTGGCCACCGCGCCTTTGATGCGCGCGAACAGCCGACCGTTATCGGTGGAGAGATCGGCATCCCCGCCTACAGTGGCTAGGGCTAGCCGCTTCTCGTCGGCCAACTCAATGAACTGCTCGAGCTCTTTGGGCTGGCGATGCAGGCGGTCAAGATCCCACACCACTACGGCGTCGATGCGTCCACTGCGTATATCAGCGAGCATGCGCTCATACGACGGTCGACGGCCCTTGCTGGCGCTAGTGTCGTTGTCGACGTACTGAGTGGGTTCCCAGCCGCGCTCACGGCAGATCCTCAGGCAGTCTTCGCGCTGACGTTCGACGGCTAGACCATCACCTTCTCTATCCATTGATTGGCGCAGGTAGACGGCAGCTCGCATAGTCACAGATGATACCGCAGGAGACTGAATGATTGGGTGGGTATTTGGTTAGGTCTGCTAACGATCTGGGTAAAAGAAAAGGGCCAACCCATGTGGGCTGACCCTCTTCTCTACTTGCGTTTGAACTTCGCTTTGTCGGCAGTGCAGAGGTGGTATTCGCCGCATGTGCAGATGTACGGCTCCACCGGTATGTAGCGCTTCTTGTTGTGCCTTGTCCTACTGTTCTTGCGGATCCTGGTAACCGCTCGGAGTGCTACACCTTTGTTGACATATGACTTCTTGTCGGGAGTGGGGCAGTACCTCATTCCCACACCTCGACCTTGTCAGTTTCGTGGAAGACCTTCACTGGCTGGTCGTTGGCGAATGTCACGAGGACAAAGTCCTCCAGTTGAACCACCTCGGTCACCGCTTCCTCATATTCGGGCAGGTAGTGGCCTTTCGTGAGCCATCGCGCCTCCAGCACCGTGGCGCTCACTTGCGCTTCTCCTTCTGAATGTTGGTCAATGTCTTGTTGATTCGATGTACCCGTGTAACGCGCTCGGGGTAGACCGAGACGTAACGCTCACCCTGTCCATGTAGCGGCCCACCGACGAACGTGAGTTCATCCATGCCAGAGCTGGTGTGTCGCCAGTACTGGAACCGGAACCGGCCAGTCTTGCCCTTAATGGACACCTCTGTCCCGGGAAGTAGCGTGTGTCTACCAAGCTCGTACCAGTAGCGCATATCCCGAGTGACTGGCGCGCTCACCGTAGGCCAGCCAATCGCTGCTCCAGGTACTCCTGAGAGACCTTGAAACCCTTAGCCTCCAAGCGCTTAGCGAGCCGTGACCGGTTGCGTCGATCGCCTCGCGTGTCCCGCTTGTAGTTCTGCTGGTAGTGGTGTGCGCACATCTCTTTGGACACGGAGTCCTCCCAGCAGTAGCTGATTGAGCACTTCACTGGGCCAACCTCCCTGACTCCTGGAGGTAGTCACCCCACCACTCGGGGCCGTAATCTATCTCTTCCTCTTCGAACATTTTGGGTATCCCTTCCTTCGTGTATTCAGAACGTAAACCCGACCCACTTAATGCAGGTCAGACCGCGCTTTAGGTAATGAGCAGGTAGGCTTTGAACGATCGATAGGCTCGATCAGCAGGAATGTCGCCCGTGTGGGTGTCCCCGCAGTGTCGGCACAGCTTGTATCGATCTGCGATGAACTTCCTTGACCTACCGGCGAATTGGGGGAGCGGGTTCAGTACCGTCTCCCCGTTGATGCACCGGCATGTCAGCGTGGTGTGTACAGCACCACCACGTACTTGGTAGTACCGGTTCCAGCGCCCGTGACGCTCCCAACGTCCGTGGGCATACAACATGGATGGGCCAAGGGATTTCAGGGCCTCTGCGAGGCTCTCAGCCCGTTTTATGTCCTTCAGCCATACCGCACGGTCATACTTGCGCCGTAGGCTTCGCGCCTTGAGAACCATCTCGGCCCAGTAGCGCTCGTGCTCGACTACCTCAGCGCGAGTGAGGCGTTCGTATTCAACCGGCGTTGATGTCCAACCTTCCAATAACATGCGTTCCCTTCCTCTGGGCATAGAAAAAGGGCATGGGTTCGTGAGTCCCATGCCCTGTGTGCTGAAAACAGCAGAGCCGCAACGAGAATGACTCCCGCTGCGGCTCCTCCGTATTCAGATGTGTTAGATGACTGGCGTTACGTCAGCCCGTCCGATTGTCTTACCCTTGCGTGTATAGATGATTGATCCGTTCTCGTCTAAGTAGTCGTGAACGTCTTCGCCGCCATGTCCCGCCGCGAGTGCGTTGGTGGTGGTGACGAGCTGCGGAAGATCCTCCCCCTCAGCTTCATTCGTGAATCCGTCATCCATCTTCAGTGAAACGCGGTATTGCTGTGTCAATGACCCTCCTTGTGTTGCTGTAGGTAGGCTAGATCAGCGAGTGCACGCCCTGCATTTCGGAATACGCGGTCCTCTCGCCATAAGTTGTATCGTTTCGGTTCCGGCAATGGGTAGATAACGTCGTATTGCAGTGACCAGAGTTGGTTGCCCAGTCTGTCTGTGCGCGGGACAACGCGCCATTCCTTCATCCCTCTGCCTCTTCCCTTAGGTATGAGAGAGCTAGACGTACGCCTTCGACTTTTCCGGCGAGTCGAGTTCGTTCCTCTAGCGCACCACCCCGACCGTGACGAACCCGGTCTTCCTGTATTGCAACTAGCCCCTGTAACTCTTTGTCGGCCCTCTCTAGCCGTTCTATTACTGCATTGATGTCAGTCATTGCCGGTGCCCTACCGAGCAGTACTGTTCGCCGTTCTCGACTCTCATTTCCCGTTCACGCTCACAGGTGATGCAATACCGAGTCATGGTCAACTCCCTGGTACTACTTGCCGACACTGGTACGTGACCGGGTCGCACAAGACTTGATTGGTTGTCCAGCCCCCATACGTTCCTGGAGTGTTCCAGGTGGGCATGAGGGGCCCGTTATATCCCGGCTGATACTTGCACACATCGTATCGTGCACAGTCGGGAGCTGTTGGGGGAGTGAGTATTACGCTACCTGCGATGAGGATAGCGGGGATGATCATTGACTCCCCAACCGTATTAAACTGCCTACTCAGGCTCATTAGCTATAGACAATCTCACCGAACAAACCTGCTTGAATGATGCAGTCGTAGTCGATTGCGTCCGCGTCAGCCTCATCCCCGTTAGTTCGGTTGTACGCCGCGATGCGACTGCGAGTGGCACCGTCATATCCGGCGTTGAAGTACTCAACCTTGCCGTCGCAGATAAGGCGCAGCCCTCGCGCAACCACGTCAATGTCAACAGTGGCTGCGGGTGACTCACCCTCGGGTAGGAATTCAACGACATTAGTACCGTCATCTCGCACGTGCCACGACTGCTCGTGTGCCCAGTACCGAGCCGCTGCCATGCCCTCGTCCAAGATGTCCCCAAGGAATGTCACCCGCTCTTCAGTGCGATTTACCATGGTCTAGATCCTCTCTACCAGGATGTTTGCAACGTGAACCCCGTTGTGGATGATCTTAGTTTCGTCCACAGACACCTCACCGCTCTTCCGGCCAAACCAGTAAAGAGCGTGGTCAGAGGCTTCCTTATAGGCCTCGTCATACTTCAGTCGGCCAGGGCCCTGCCACATGACGCCCTCACCCTTGGTCCCCAGAATGCTGGATGTATGCATTCGTACCCCTTCCGTGTATTGCCGCCTGAATACAGCAGACCTACGACAGCTCCCTGTTCAGCCCAGGATGTCTGTCAGTTCCTTCTTGATCCGGCGAGCCACCTGACCGCGCCAGCTGCCAGAGTTGGCCAGGAAGCCTAGAACGATGGACTCGGCAGAGTCACACCCGTAACGCTCATCGATATCACCGAGCGCAGCCATGGCATCCAAGTAGGGGACAGCGCCGTAAAACGGTTTAATCCAATCCCTTTTAATCTCGTCCGCGATCACATTTAACGGGCGTGCCGCGATAGTTGTCATTGGTATCCCTTCCGTGTGTGCTGCTAAATACAGCGGGCGGGCCGCGAAAAGGCTTGCACCCCTTCGCGTCCCACCCTCCCTATTTAGCTCTCCCGTACTGGACTAGGTAGATGGCCGCGCAGATAAGCCACGCGACCACCCATCCCGCATCAATATGCATTTCCGTTAGACCAGCTGTAGGCCACGGAACGCACGCGCCTTGAGTGAGGTTTCACTCTCGGCGTCGCGAATGGTGCGCAGTGCGCGCGCATCCGCATCCCGGCCACCAGCTCCGCGAACAGCTGCGTAGTGGTCCTGATACTCAGTAAATGCGTTGTACAACGCATAACGTGTACCACGCACCGGCGCAATGGTTTCCGACGAGACGAACAAGTCGAAAATATCGTTCGCCACATTGTCGCGGCGGGTAGCCGCAGCGGTACCCGGCTCGACATCGTCAGCCTTGAGCAGCTTGCGAACGAACTCCTCAGCTTCGATGTTCGACATCTCAGCCTCAGCCATGCGCCGGAACTCAGCGTCGATCGTGCCAATAGACTGCCAAGTAATGCCCAGCAGTCGACGTGCCTCCGCGATATTCGCCTTAGCATTCTTGGTGTGACGCACCGAGAATGACGACTGAGCACCCTTCAGTGCCCACCGCTGCGTGTTGGCGCAGACGATACGAACGCCAGTCAGGATCACCCGCAATGCACTTGATCCATCATGGCTGTTGAGTGCTGCTAGATACCACTCGGTGCGGTCAATTCTGCCGTCGACACCAGCGATGTCCATCACCTTCGGCAGTTTCATGGTCACGAATGTTTGGCGACCGTCATAGAGTGCACCGGCTGTCTCGAAATGAGCACCCGATTCATCTACGATGGCGTTCAACAGATCACATGATGCTTCGTTCTGCACCGGCTCGTAGCGATCACCCACAATCCCGAGGTAGTCAATCTCCTTGGTAATCGGGTTGGTTCGTACCGTTGCATACCTGTCAGGCACGATGATCGCAGGTGGAGTAGTAACTCCATCTATTGTGATGATTGGGTCTTGCGGAATGCTGATAGGCATCTTCCGTACGTCCCAACCAGCTAGGTGCGACGCGCTGAGAACCTCCTCAGCTGTCATAGTGCGACCGACTTGCTGTCCAAGCTGGTGCCATGCATCTTTGCGCGAATCGGCGTACATGTAGACGCCGTTAGCGTTGTCGATACGGTGGCATTCTGTAGGCATGGTTTGTATCCCTTCCGTGTGTGTTGGTGCTGAATACACCACACGCACAACGTGGTTCACGCTGTGCATGCTGCCTATTCAGGCTGAGAATCGATTCCAAGTGAGCGCGCCGTACGCGCTGGTATTCACCTCGGCCCATGTGATAGTGCCGTCTTTGGCGATGTGGTAGATGTACTCCGCGCCTGCGTCGTAGAGATCGTCACCCGGGCGGATTAACCACTTTTCAGCGTCTAGATAGCGCACGCCGTAACCAGGTACAGACTCGGCCCGGTCAGCGCCAAGGTAGTTGTCCGGGTTCTCTTCGCCGAAAATCGATGACCAGCCACCGAATTCGGCACCGGCCAGGATGGTGGCCCGGAACTTATCTACCCCATCGCGTTCGATGATCTTGCTGTACACCGCAAGACGGCCATAGTCCCCGTCCGGGTAGCCGTCACTGTGTACGTAGACACCAGCGTCACCGGTATCGGTCGCAATCATGAGGATTGAACGTGTAGACATTTTGTATCCCTTCCGTGTGGTGAAACCATCCGACCACGCACCCAATCGATGCAGGTCATAGGATGTTTTGGTGCTAGATACACCAAGCGGGCCGCGAGAAAGACTCGCGACCCACTCTGCCTATCTAGAACTATTCGGCTTTGCCTCTAATGGCTACCCAAACGGTTGCCTGCATAACAGAGGCAGGAACACCAGCATTGGCAGCGGCCTTGCGGTATGCGTCGGCCACCTTGTCATAGGCACCAACCCACGCAATCGTTTGTGCTGCAACGGATTTGTCCATTGTGCCGAACGCTGCACGTGCTGCCCATACATCCACAGTGACAGCGTCGGTATCTCCAAGGATGTTGCGCGCGAACGCTTTAACCTTGGGTCCGTTTCCTAGCCCATCTAGTCCCTGCTCAATGACAGCAGCGGCACGACGAACGTTCGCCCCCATCACTCCAGAGCGAAGAGGTGACCCGGCTAGGTGGTACTCAGCGTCCCGCAGGTTGTCCACCCATCGGGTCTGTGGTGAGTAGGCCGCGATAACACCGGCCACCACCTCATTACTGACATTGTGACGTTCCGCAGCCTCAATAACCCACTGCCGGGCGGCGTCATACCACTTGGTACCTGAATCGTGCTGCCACGGTTCTGCGCTCTGCCAGATCGAATAGAGGCGATCGGCCATCTCGTCAACTGAGAGGCTGTCAGACTTCCGATTCTTTGACATGCGTATCCCTTCCGTGTGTAGGCAATCCCGTGATTGATTGCCACAACCGGACACGGTTGGACCGTGCCCGACTGAAGCGAGCAATACGCTTAGAGTTGTTCCATTTGTGCGAGATATGCACGCGCGCTGTCTAGTTCGGCCACGCGGTCCCGTACTGCGGCCTCGGCCTTTTCTTTCTCGATGCGAGCGTCCGCTATCTTGTAAATGGCCGCGTTAATGAGTGCCGCCTTGGATGCTTCGGTTGTCAGGTACTTATCGGCCACCGCCGTTGCAAGCTCACGCAGCTTGGTTCGTGCACTGTCAGTCAGCTCTCGGTGATAACCGCCAGCGCTAGCCATGTATGGCAGTACCTGTACGCCCTTGTCGGTGAGCACCTCACGTTCATTCTGACCATGGGCGTATGGGTGGAACATTGAACTACAGCGCCAAGGCTCGTAGTCCTTGCCGTTGATGGTCACAGTGCCGACGAATCGGACATCGACAGTAGGCGCTACACAATCAGGAATGTTGTATAGCGGCCATGTGCCAGTACCAATAGTTACCGTGCCCCTGGCGTCAAAACCACGCCCCGTAACTTCGATAGTGACAACACCATCTTCATTGGAGACTTCGGTGAACTCCATTACTAATCCCTTCCGTGTGTGGATTGTGTGTCGTGAGCACACAACGCAACCCACAGAATTGCTTCTGTGAGTCACGCAATGAGTTCACGTGCCTCTCTATTAGTTGGTATGGGTTAGTAGGGCGGCGTGGTATGCCAGGCGCTTAAGCGTTTCCACCACATCAATGTCGTTGACCGTCATCCACTTGCCGTCTCTGTGGTAGATGGCAAGCATTGGTGCGGACTCCCTGCGAGCTTTGGATAGTTGGCCTTTTGTCCATGACGGGTAAGACCCCATCATGCGATCCCATGCGCGAATGTATAAGTAATCCATTGTTTCTATCCTTAGTTGGTATGGGTTAGGTGTTGAAGATACGGTTCCGAATTGAATCCCTGGCATCCGCTAGGGATATACAGGTGGCTACGCGCTTACCGAACTGCTCGATATGCCAGACGGTATCGGAATATGCCCAAGCATCTTCGCGCCACACGTCGTACCCCTCAATGAGCCAGTGTCCTGGCTCTATACATTTCTGCTCTAGCTTGGCCCCGTATTCGTATGTTCCCAT